ATCTTATTTAAATTCAAAGGGTGGCGAACGTGAGGTTGATAGCTTCTATGAGTTTGCTGATTTGATGAATTATGATGAGGTTTATGATTTATTAAAGGATTGTTTTGGTGATGGCACAATCGCAGAACAAATTCTAAATAACTCTCATCAGTTGAGATTAAAATATCAAGAGTATTCTCTTGAGCGTAAGCAAATGATTCCTAAGATTGATTTGCCTGATTATCCTGCATCAAATGAACGATGGAGATTTTCTAGTCATCCATTACTGAATGAACTTTTAACTAGCGATAATATTCAAGAGCGTTATTGGATAAATGAGTGTCTAAGGTCTTTAGAGGAAAAAGGTTTATTATTATATGATGAATACTTAACTCGTCTTGAGACTGAGGCTGATGTTATTAAAGATATTGGAGAAAAATTAGATGACTGCTTGTTCGCCTATTTTAACACCTTCAAACACTATATCGACCTATTCTGGGAATGTGGCTCAATTGTTGGCCCAGGTCGAGGCTCGGCCACAGGATTTCTGTCTAACTACCTCTTGGGCATTACCCAGCTCGACCCAGTTAGATGGGGCTTGCCTTATTGGCGTTTCCTTAACAAGGAAAGAGCCGAATTGCCCGACATCGACATTGACCTTGCGCCATCAAAGCGGCCCGCAATCTTTGATGCAATTCGAAGAGAACGTGGAGAACTTGGTCTGGTCCAAGTTGCAACCTTCGGAACAGAGGGTACGAAATCAGCTATACTCACGGCTTGCCGCGGTTATAGAAGCGAGGATTACCCAGATGGAATCGATGTCGACCTCGCCCAATACATGTCTTCACTGGTGCCACAGGAACGAGGATTCCTTTGGTCAATCAATGATGTCGTCTATGGAAACGAAGAGAAAGATAGACGACCCGTGGCTCCGTTCATACGTGAGGTAAACAACTATCCTGGTTTGTTGGATATTATTATGTCCATCGAAGGATTAGTTAATAAGCGTTCTTCTCACGCATCTGGTGTTATCTTATATGGTGATGACCCATTTGAAACCGCAAGTTTTATGAGAACACCAAGTGGAGATTTAATTACTTGTTATGACCTGCATAAGGCTGAGGCTGCTGGTGATACCAAGTACGACTTCCTGGTAACTGAAATTTCTGACAAGATTATCAAGTGTTTTGAGTTACTTGTTGAAGATAATGTAATTGAAAAAATGGGTCTGCGTGATCTTTATAATAAGTATATCCATCCAGAAGTAATCGACACAAGTGACCAGCGAATTTGGGAACATCTTGCAGCCGGTGACGTATTAGATGTGTTCCAATTCAGTACTGGCGTCGGTTTAGCAATTGCGAAAAAGTTAAAGCCTCAAAATCCTATGGAGATGACTGCGGCGAACGCTATGATGAGACTTATGTCTGAAAAGGACAAAGAGTCTCAGCAGGATAGATATGTTCGTATTCAAAATCAAGGTTTAGATGTTTTCGACCGAGAAATGGATAGAGCGAACTTTACTCCCGAACAAAAGGTATTGATGCACAAGTATTGTGACCAGTATTGGGGATGCTGCGCACTCCAAGAGCAGATGATGGAGCTTCTGATGGATGTTGCTAGCTTTACTCTGGGTGAAGCAAACAATGCAAGAAAGATTGTCGGTAAAAAGCAAATGAGTAAGATTCCTCAATTGCGTGAGCAAGTATATGGAAACTTTGATGATGTTCGAGTAGCAAACTACTTCTGGGAGAATGCGATTGCGCCTCAGTTGGGTTACGCATTTAGCTTGAACCACTCTCTACCTTACTCATTCGTAGGTATCCAATCTATTTACTTCGTTATTAATTTCAATCCGATTTATTGGAATACTGCTTGTTTGATTGTTAACAGTGGTTCTTTGGAAGATAATAGTGAAGAAGAGATTGTGGATATCTATGCTCCAGAAGCGCAGGATTTAGCAGAGGGAGTTAAATTTATTGACTTGCCCGATAAGTCTGCGAAGATCCGTAGAACTGCGGCAACCGACTATGGTAAGATTGCAAAGGCGATTGGAGATATCCAGGCCGCTGGTATTAAGGTCAGCTTGGCTGATATTAATAAATCTAAATTCGGTTTTGCGCCCGATGTTGAAAACAATAGAATTCTGTTCGGTCTAAAGGGTATGCTGAACGTAGGTGATGATGTGGTTGCGGCAATCATTGCGAACAGACCATATAGTTCACCCAAAGACTTTTTGAATAAAGTTAAGCCTAGTAAGCAGGCAATGATTTCTTTAATTAAGGGCGGAGCCTTTGATGATATGGAAGATAGAAAGTTTACTATGGCATGGTATATCTGGGAAACTTGTGATAAGAAGAGTCGTATCACATTACAGAATATGGGTGGTTTGATTAAACATAATCTTCTACCTGAAAAGACTCCTGAACAGATTATGGCTCGTAGAGTTTACGAGTTTAACAGATATTTAAAAGCAATTACAAAAGCAGATAAATATGCTTATCCTAATATGTATTCGCTTAATGAAAGAGCAATTGCGTTCTTGCATGAAATTGAATGTGATGATATTATGGAAACAGATAATCTCGCTTGGTTTGTAAAAACTAAGAATTGGGATGCGATTTACCAGAAGCATATGGATGTATTTAGAGCATGGATTGCATCTGACAAAGAAGCTATCTTGAATGCATTGAATACTGAAATCTTTATGCAGGACTGGGAGAAATATGCGAAGGGAACTATCTCTGCGTGGGAAATGGAAGTATTATGTTTCTACTATCACGAGCATGAGCTTGAACATATTAATAACGATAGATATGGTTTTGTAGATTTTTATAGTCTACCAGAAGACCCAGTGATTGAGAAGACTTTCACAAAGGGTGGAAAAGATATTCATATCTTCAAGTTGAATCGTATCTGCGGCACTTGTATTGCGAAGAATAAAACTAAGAGTACTGTAACTATCTTGACCACAACAGGTGTTGTAAATGTCAAGTTTAGAAAAGAATATTTCACAATGTTTGATAAGCAAATTTCTGAACGTCAAGCAGATGGAACTAAAAAGATTATGGAGAAATCTTGGTTCAATCGTGGTAATATGATTGTGGTTACTGGTATTCGTTCTGGTGATGATTTCGTGTCCAAGAAATATGCTTCTACCGGTGGTCACCAGTTATATAAGATTGAGTCAGTTCTTCCTAATGGAGAATTGGTATTGAAAGATTCTCGTTATCAAGGAGGCATTGAGGAAGATGCTTAAAAGACGAAAAGTTAAAGCTATCTATTTAAAAGAAGCTATTTGTAATAAGTGCGGAAGTCTAATGGAGAGTACTGGAATGGTACTCTCCACCTGGCCCGAACAATATCCATATAAATGTACAAATAAAGACTGTGATGGCCACGAAACTTTTTGGGGATATGACCGTCCTGGTCAATTAGAGTACGAATTTGAAGAGGAGGAAGACATTAAATGTACAACATTATTGCCTTAATGGGGGAAGCCGGTTCTGGTAAAGACCGAACTATGTAGGCTGTGCTTGCGGCCGACCCTACCCTCCACGAAATTATCAGCTGTACGACTCGCCCTATGCGCTAGGGCGAGGCGCATGGAGTTAATTACTTTTATTACACTCCCGAGCAATTCGGATAGAAAGTTCTTGATGGAGAAATGCTGGAGTGCACCGTTTTCAATGACTGGTTCTATGGCACAAGTTATGACTCTGTCCGCAGTGATGGAGTAATCAATATTGGCGTATTCAATCCAACTGGTGTTGAGTCTCTCTTGGCTCGTCCGGACTGTAACGTTCTTGTCTTTTGGATTCAAACCAATGACAAGATTCGCCTATTGCGCCAGTTAAATAGAGAAGAAGACCCTGATGTTAGAGAAGTTGTCAGACGTTTCCAAGCTGATTATAATGATTTTGATAATATCGATTTCAGTTACACCGGTCTGATTAACAATACTCCTGGTGACCTGGAAGACAACGTCAAGGAGATTTTGGTCCAGAGCGGACGCAGATTCGCGCGAGGACAAAAGTAATTAATTGATTAAGAAGAAACACTATATTTAGTAAGAGGTTTTTTGCCCACATACAAAATATGGTTTTTTAAATGGAGGTTTTATTATGCACGTAATTAAGAGAGACGGCACTCGCGTTCTGTTTGACCCAAACAAGATTGTCCGTGCCATTAATAAAGCGATGGTAAGTGCATATGGCTCCGTGTATGAATCCGATACTGCTGAAGAGATTGCAGATTTAATTGGTAGTCGCGGTGTCGATATGTCCGTCGAGCAAATTCAAGATTTAGTTGAGAGCTACTTGATGAAGAGTGAATATCCAGAAGTAGCCAAATCCTATATTATTTATCGTGACCAGCGTAGCAAAGAGCGCACTCGTCGCAGCAAGCTAATCAAGGCTGTTATGAAGCGCACCGAAGCTACCGCTGTCGAAAATTCAAATGCTAACGTAGACGAGAAGAGCTTCTCCGGTCGTGAAAAAGAGGCGTCAGCAGATGTTCAAAAAGTGATTGCGCTGGATTATACTCTTTCTCCAGAAGTTAGCCAAGCACACAAGAATATGCTATTATACCAACACGATTTGGAGAAAACCAACATTGGTGAACACAACTGTCTATTCGTAGACTTTGAGAAAGTTTTCAATGAAGGTTTTGTAACTCGTAATGGCGATATTCGTCCCCCTGCTACTTTAAGTAGCGCATGCCAGCAAACAGCAGTTATTTTCCAATGCCAGTCGCAAGTACAGTTCGGCGGAGTTGGTACTGTTCACCTGGACTACGACTTGGCTCCTTTTGTTAAGAAGAGTTTCCGTAAACATATGCATCACTATCTAACTGACGTTGAAGGTCAGAGCGATGAAAATGCTGATATTATTTTAAATCAACATGGTCCTATTGAAATTGATAATCATCAATTGAGACAGGATATGAGTGCGGCTTTTGCTTTCGCACTAAAGCAGTTGGAGCGTGAAGGTAAGCAGTCTGCTGAAGCAATGTTCCACAATTTGAATACTTTGGAGTCCCGTGCGGGAAGTCAGGTTCCTTTCACTTCCATTAACTTTGGTCGTGATACTTCTACTGAGGGACGTTTCGTAACCAAGAAAATGTTAGGTGCTTCTATGTCTGGTATCGGTAAGCATCACCTAACTCCTATTTTCCCAATTAGTATTTTCCAGTATAAGGCTGGTTGTAATGCTAATCCAGGTGACCCCAACTATGACTTGAAGCAAATGGCTATTGAGTCTTTAAGTAAGCGAATTTATCCTAACTTTGTCAATTGTGATTATTCACAAGCCAATGAAGACCCAAATAATAAAGATACTTATTTCGCCACTATGGGTTGCCGCACTATGCTTGGTTATGATAGACACACTGATTCCTACAATCGTGTCGGTCGTGGAAACCTTGTTCCTAATACTATGATTTTGCCGAAGCTCGGTATTGAATATGGAGTTTGTCTGGGCAAGCGTGAGACCCCGGACTTAGACGGTTTCTGGTCTGCATTCGAGGATTTATTGATGCTTTGTGAGCAAGGTCTTCTGGAACGTTTCGATATTATGGTTAATCAGCCACCTGAAGCTGCTCCTTTTATGTATCAGAATGGTACTATGAAGGGCGCCCAAGACTGTGTGATGTCTAACTATGAAGCATTGAAGCACGGAACTCTAGCTATGGGTTATATTGGTATTGCTGAAATGTGCCAGGCATTGTTTGGTAAGAACCACGCAGAAGATAAAGAAGTTCATGCTTTTGCTTTAAAAGTTGTTAAGAGAATTAACGAATATGCAAAAGAGGCTTCTGATAGACATGACTTAAACTTCTCTTGTTATGCAACTCCTGCTGAAGGTTTGTGCCACACTGCAGCAAAGGCTCTTCGTAAGCAGTATGGTATTATTCCTAATGTTACTGACCATGAGTTCTTAACTAATAGCCACCATGTTCCCGTATGGCATGAGATTGGTATCTTTGAAAAGTTAGAAGTTGAATCTCCTTTCTGTAAGTATCCTACTGGTGGATGCATTACTTACGTTGAGTTAGATTCTACTTTCGTGAAAAATACAAAAGCAATTGAGCAGATTATTGACTATGCATTCCAAAAGTTGGATATTCCTTATCTGGCATTCAACTTCCCAATTGACTCTTGTTTAGATTGCGGCTACCAGGCTGAATTTAACGATGCTTGCCCCGAGTGCGGCAGTCATAACATTCAGCAGTTGCGCCGTGTTACAGGTTATCTAACTACTGACTATCGCCATTTTAACAAAGGAAAACAGTCAGAGGTTGAACACAGAGTTAAGCATAGTAAATTTTCTTAATCGTAGCTAACTACAAGTTAGCTACGCTAATAAGAAAGGAGTAAATTCCATTGAATTATAGTGGTTTAATTTTAAATGATATTACCGCCGCGCCCGGTCTTTGTGTCAGCTTTTTTGTACAAGGTTGTCCGCACAGATGTAAGGGATGTCATAATCCCGAAACTTGGGACTTTAATCGCGGTAAGGAATTTACTTCTGGGACTTTAAACGAGATTATCTCCGGACTAACCGCCCAGGGTATACAAAGAGATTTGTGTATCATGGGCGGCGAACCTCTTTGTGACGAAAATGCTTTCCTTACCTATTTGGTAACAAAAGAGGTTAAGGAGAAAGTTCCAGGAGCAAAGGTGTATATTTGGAGTGGTTATACATATGAGCAACTTCAACACGCAAGTCATCCCCAAGTAAGAAATGTTTTGGAAATTGCGGATTTTCTAATTGATGGTCCATATATCGAAGAAGAACGAGATGTTACACTGGAAATGAGAGGCTCCCGCAATCAACGAATTATTGACTTATCTAAAAAAAATTGATATAATATTAGTATCAAGAGATAAAGGAGAGATTTGATATGGGTGATTTAAAAATTAAAAAGATTGACCCTTCTCAAATTCGCTATACTCCAGAAGAGGGAGAAATGTGTCAGACTCCAGAAGGTAAGGTAATGGTCTGGCATGAAAACTCTTGGCAGGAGATTAAGTTAGAAGGCGGCGGAATTAATATGGGCTTATATGATATGAATAAGCAAATTATTTCCCAGCTTCCTTATATGAAAGATTTTGAGAAAGCTATGGATGATATCTGTACTCTATATGAGACTTATCACAATAAATATTTTATGCTGTATGGCAAAGAAATTTCTTATTTTACAGTATTTAAAATTATTGAACCTCAATATTTTGGGGAAGAGGTACTCGCCTGTTGTTTAAATGTCGGTCCTGTTAAAGCTATGGATTTAACTGAAGCTGGCGACGCAATTGAGGTTTGGGTTCAGTCTGAAAATAGCGAACCAACTTGTTTATATTTATTCCCTTATGATAGCGGAATTGTTCAGGTAGGTGAATGAAATGAAAAGAATTTATTGTGAATTACATATGTTTGATTTAAATCAGAATGTATATATTATAGATACTGACACTGGTGAAAAAGACTGTGTGGCTATTACCACTATGGAAGAGCTACCAGAAGTAATTAGTGCTATTTGTGATGCAAAGAAAGTTTATAAAGTTTTCTTGGCTGGCAATAGCGTATATAGTGCGGCTGTGTCTGAGGACATTCTCGCATATTCAAACAGACATTATAATTGGAATAATATTGAAGTAGAGGTAATTAAATAATGAGATATTTATTAAAAGCTGTTGATACTTATAGAGTGCCTGATGAGGCCGCTGTTGAAGCTCTTCATGATGAGCTTCTGAATGACCCCACTTTTGACCTTGTTGGTTTTAGTTACAAGGTAAAGCAAATTAAAGCCAAGGGCGAGGTTATTGAGGAATATATGGTAGTACAGGCTACTAAGCAATTTACCAATGAAAAAGACCCCGAAGAAGTCTTTACTGTAACTTATGAAAGGGGTTAATTCATATGGCTATTTTTGAAAAAGTTTCTAAATATGTAGATGCGGACATCGCTATGCCGGTCAGAAAGACTGCGCAGTCCGCAGGTTATGATATGGTTGCCGCTGAGGATTATATTATTCCTTCTTTATGGCAAATGACCATTGAAGCCGCTGAAGCTTGGCCTGTCGAACCAGATGAATTTGTTACTATGGAAATGATGGCTAAGTTTACTAAAGAAAGTGGTTTCAAACCAACTCTTGTTTCCACTGGTATGAAGTGTAAGCTTGACCCCGACACTTGGCTACAATTAAGCGTACGCAGTTCTTCTCCATTGAAGTATTGGTTAATGATGGGCAACGGTATCGGTGTTATTGATGCCGACTATTATAATAATCCTGACAATGAAGGAGAAATCTTCTTCCAGATTTACAATCTATCTCCATTCAATATTCAAATTAAAAAGGGAGAAGCCATCGGTCAGGCAATCATTCTTCCCTACGGCGTAACTGAAGATGACGTCGCAGGTGGAGAGCGCACTGGTGGATTTGGTTCTACTTCTAAGTAATGCGAGTTCTAGCATTAGACCAGGCAAGCCGCACAAGCGGCTGGGCCGTATTTGATGATGGTAAACTTGTTACTTATGGAAAGTTTACCGCTGATCAAGCAGATGTTGGAGATAGACTTCATTTTATTAGAATGAGAGTAAGCTGGTTAATTGACGATTATGATATTGATGAAGTTGTGTTTGAAGATATCCAACTTCAAGGAAATGTTGCAAATAATGTGGCTACATTTAAAGCTTTAGCTGAAGTATTTGGTGTACTTTATGAATTATTTGTAATGCTTAAATTACCTCGCACCGCAGTTCTTTCTACTGTATGGAAGTCTACTCTTGGTATTAAGGGTAAAGATCGTGCGGCCCAGAAGAAGGCAGCACAAGCCTGGGTTGAAAAAACTTATGGTGTAAAACCTACTCAAGATGAATGCGATGCTATTTGCATTGGTGCTCATTATGTAAATAATAAAGTTGAAGTATTTGATTGGTCTTAACTTATTAATCCCTCTTTCGCTTTTCTTAACACCAGTAGAGAAGTTGAAAGGGGGATGATTTTCTTATGGAAGCTCTTTTAGCAGAGTGGGGAACAGAAATTTTGTTTGGTCTGATTAGCGCTGCTGTTATTGGCTACGCTAAATGGAAAAATTCTCAAATTATGAGAGAGAAAGAAGTAGCAGAAAAGAACGCTGCTACTTTAGCAGAGCAAAAGCTAGACGAGAAGATTGAGCATAAAATTGATGTTGAATTAGAGCCAATATTACAAGAATTAGAAGATTTAAGAAAATATTGTCGCGATAATGAAAACATGGAAAAATCTCATATGAATCTAATCGTTGCATCTTATCGTTTCCGCTTAATCCAATTATGTAAAGGATTCTTGGCACAAGGTTATATTACTGCTTCACAAATGGAGCAATTAACTGAGTTCTATAAATTATATAAAGGTTTAGGTGGTAATGGACAAGCTGAAATTTATTATAATAAGGCTATTGCTCTAGACCTAAAAACAGAAGAAGGTTTACTATAACTCTATGAGCAAAAAAAAATAAGGGTAGAAAGCGCGTTGCTTTCTACCCTTTATTTTTTTTTATTTCATTTTAATTCCATCATAAACAGCATTGGTCTTTTTTAATATATCTTCTCCATATTCAGTCATCAACTCTGCTACTAACTCTTCTTCATCATATGTTAAATCAACCATATAACTAAACATAAAAGCATGAACAATTTCGTGACATAAGACTTCTTTTATTTTTTGAGGGGAAAGAGTCTCGTCAATACATATAGTTTGAGTTGTTTTATCACAAACTCCAAGAGCGTGAGTTTGATGAGGAGTTAATAACAGTGGATGAGCTGGGGATACTAAACGCACCACCCAGCGCACACCATTAATAATCATTTCATTTGACCAATTTTTGAAGCCAAGGCGGTTATCTTCTTTTCAAGATATTGCTTCTCCTCTGGAGATGCGTCCGCAATCATTTCAGTAATATCCTGAGATAGCTCTTGCATATACTTCTCTAACTCACGGAGTTGAGTAGCTTTATCTCTTCCAGTGTGCTTGGCTTCCATATACATTCTTCTACTCATAGGGCTGCGACCTTCACGATAATCTCTTCCTTCGGGGTCATCATAGTAATTAGTACTACTTGTTCCATTACCGCTATTGGGCATACCATTAGAGTTTCCGTTATCACGATGATCTCTTCCATTATCAGAATACATCATCGGATATCCATAATACATGCGACTGTCACCATTCTCTTGGTGATGGTCGCTTTTTTTCATTTCCCAGTTATGTTCTTTCTTTGGGTTGTTCATCGCTTCGGTAACTGTACAATAGTAGATAGCTTCTTCTAAATCTTTAATCATATCAATAGCTTCACCAAGCTCTTCGGTATCCACTTCGTTTAAGTTACATAGCTAATTTTCAACTACACAAATTAAAGAATCTTTCATCCATTGTAACTTTTCATGGCTCATATTAGTCCCTCCTTATGCTTCACGAGTAATAATTAAATTTGCATTTTGAACCTCTATTGCTTCAGTAGAAATATTCTTTACACTGACACTAATGCAACATCCACGAGGAACGTCAATAAATAAATCAGCACCAACATTGAAAAATTGTTCAACTGCGGCAGGGGTAACAATCATCGTGGTAGCAGGAACTGCTTCGCCATCAATGGCAATCGCTAGAGAAATTGGGCCTACTGTTCCACCAGTAGGAATGGCAATATTGGCTCCAAAAGAGACCTTAAAACGAGCACGGCACTGATTGGTGATGCCGCGAAGCATCACCAATCCGCTATCGTCTCGATGAGTCATGGAGGTATTGCCGCAAATCACGGTGTCTGTGAAATAAACATTTTGATTTGCTTGAACTGTCTGTAAAGCATTAGCAATAATTTCCATAAATCAGACCTCCTTAATTAGAAACCGCAAGGATTTACATAGGTGTTGCAGCAATATGGATTTGCTACAGTATATGCAGGAATGGGTGCGGGACGCAACTCACCTACCAAGTAAGCGTTCTGTGCGGCCTGGGATGCGGCGAACTTCAAACTCTGGTTCTCTGCGGTCAGAGTAGCAATCTTGTCGTTAGTCAAGAAGTCCAGAATAGAACGAACACCAGCATTGTTGCTGTCGATAATATCACGAGTGCTATCAGCAATTGCGCGACGAGTATCGCAAGCCTGGGTGGCTAATGCGTAGCCCAGATCGGCAAAGCCACGCTCCATAGCGCGACCATTCTCGCAGCAGCAATCAGAAATCTGATGAGCCAAAGTGTTAAATCCACCCTGCATATTATAGCCAAGAGTACAAATAGCAGTATCAACTCCATGGAAACCATTGTTAATGGCACCAGTTAAAGCATAGGTGCTATCTGCCAAGCCATAAGTCTGCTGATCCAATTTAGAAATTAAAGTTTGCTGATCAACTGCGGCTCTTACATCAGCCTGAGTTGCGGCGGGGACCTCATATCCACCTCCGCCAAAGCCGCCAAATCCACGGCCCCAGCCCGCAAATAAGAACAACAGGATAATCCACCAACCGTTATCGCCAAACATACCATCGCCACCACGGTTGCCAGTTACAGCAGCGATGTCAGATAAATTATAACCTTTTCCATTAAACATAATAAAGTCCTCCTTAGATTTTAGTTGTTGTAGCCTAATGCACGTTTAAAGGCTTCAAACTCTTGGTCGAAATTAGAGCCACCCTATTGAGTGTAAATATTACGAACTACTTTCTCTAGTTCGTCGGTTCGACCTTGTTGAGCTAAATTTAGGAGATTTTTTCCGAGGGGGTTGTTATAAGCTTGACCCTACAGAATTGATAACATTAATTGCTGAGGGTTTTTACCTTGCTTAATCATTTGAATTAAAACATTTGGGTCTACTGGATACATCATTCATACCTCCTTAGAATGATAAAAGTTCTACTTTCTCTGTTTTTAGCGGTGCGGGTTCAGCGGCTGGCTCGGTTGGCTTCTAGAGCATCTAACGAAGTTGCTCTAGGACCCGCTCAAACTCTTCTCTAGTAACAAATTTCTCAACGGATGGAACAAAGCCGCCATTTTCTTTTTCAATAGGTAATTCCCTTAATTCATACATACACAATGTAGCGGTGCCATCCATATTTATTTGTTTTGTATAGATTCGTTTGTTTGCCAAATCTGGAAAGTAAAATATAGAACCATCGAAATCAATTGAGGTTGCACGTGCCTCTTCCAAGGATGAAACTAATCGTCCCTTCAAATTCACCTGCGGCGGCGCCTGTCGTAAGTAACTTTGTTGGTAAATTGGATTTACCTATGGATTTTGATAAGATTGGGTCTATGATTGCTGGGTTTGTTGTGGATAATAATTATAGTTGGAATACATATGTAAGGTCTCCTTCCATACAAAAAATTTGTTATCCTTTCCCCCTCACTGTATATGAAAATTAGGATGGGAAAATTAATGAAAAGCGCCCAACCGAGAACCGAGATGAGTTCCTGCTGAAACCTTGAGAATGCCAAAATATAACCAAAATAGGCGTGAAAATGGATCGTAAGAATATTGGGACAATTCTTTAAAGAAATTAAATTAATATTGAAAAATGCAAAAAAAAATACCTGAAAAATACTTTTTTAAGCATTTTTCAGGTATTCACGCAATTATATTTTATAATAAATAACTTCAATATAGCTAAAATAATAAAAAGCGAGATAGATAAAAATCTATCTCGCTTAAAATTTTATTACCCTGGGAAAGAAATAGTTAAAGTATTTGAATCTGCATCATAAGCTATAGCACAATGTTCATTAGTTGTACCTAAATAAATTTCTCCACCATTAACAGTTAAATCTCCACCAATAGTAGCAGCTCCACCAACCGTTAAAGAAGTGCCTGCGCTTAAAGAGGTTGTAGAACTAATAGCATTTGCATATAAAGAACCACCAATACCAACACCGCCAGTTACAACGAATGCGCCTGTGGTTGTACTATTAGAAGTGGTATTATTAGATACTTTTGTAATTCCACTAAACGTCTTTGGACCAGCAAATGTTTGTGTGCTACTGCTAGTAGTAACAACACCAGAAGTTGTGGCAGAAGCCGCGGGGACAGCTGGAGTAGTCCATCCTTTACTCTATAAGGTTAATGTCAAAGTTGGTCCATTACTAGTACCATCAGTCCAAGTCCAAGTTGGTGTAGCAAAACTTGGCACATTCGCAGAATCGGGACTTAAAATAGTTCCCTGATTACCTGCGCTTGTAATATTAATACCATCTATGCCATTGCCATATAATACACCATTAGTTGTAAAAGTATTTCTTCCTGTGCCACCATATGAAACTGCCATAGTTGTTACAACGGCTGGTTTACCATCAGTACCAATATAAACAGCCTAATCAGAAGAACCAATAGAAGTATCCATGTCGTGATAAATAAGCTCAGCACCTTTGGTTATTGCTGGTAATCTAATAGTAGCTGTACTTGTGCTTGGATGAGCAACAATATCATTGTAAGCAGAAGTGGTAGAATACATTCTAATACCACCATATTTATTTGCAGCAGTTCCACCTGCAGTTGCATTGCCTAAAACCAACAAAGAATAACCATTTGCGGCAGCAGTTCCCTACTTAGAAATTAAGCGAATACCATCATTCATTGATACCTTTTTATAATTAGTAATATAAAAAGGTAAATAATAAGTAGTCTCAGAAGTAGGATTTGTAACTGCGGTATTGCTAACTAACATATTGCCAGCTACATTGGGAATAACGACATTATAATTACTTGACCCGCTTTCGCGATTAAAACGAGTATATCCAGTGCTACTGCTATAAATGTATATATAACCCTATGAATTGCCAATTGCGCCGCTCGCGCTATTATTACCAATATATAAACTAGTGACACCAGTATCGGAAGCGGTGCCAGTAGTAGTAGAAGCAAAGCGACCAACTTGGACTTTATTAGTATCTCTAACATCATAATCCACACCATACACTGTTTTCCACACCGAGTTTGAAGTACCTGATGTATATTCATTATTTGTTCTAGGATAAATATTTGAAGTCAATACAGCACCCATAAAAGTTTTAGTACCTGCAAAAGATTGAGTGCCTTTTGTTACAATACCTGCGGCAGTTGCATTAGTTTCTCCGCTAGCTGCAGGAATTGGAGATGTATAATTCTAACCACTTAATTTAAATTCAACCAGAGGTCCTGTTGTGTCACTTGTGGCAGGTGACCAACTAACCGTAGGAGTCAAAAACTTAGGAATTCCGTCATCAGTTGAAAAAATCTAGCCATCAGTGCCGGCCGCAGTTACCTAAAGAGGATCTAAACCATTACCATATAAAATGCCATTTAGAGTAAATCCATTTTCTGCTAGTCCAATACCGGTACCACCATGCGATACATCCACTGTACTGGCGCTCCAAACACCTTTGGAAATAGTGCCCAAATATTGGATACTAGAGTTACCAGTATTATCATAAGAACCATTCCAATTAGCTAAAGTATTAGCAGTAATTAAGTTATCACTTGCAGAAATATATGTTATTGTTTGATTATCAGTAATAGATCGTAAGTTAACTTCATTATCACCATTACCAATTAAAGCACATCCAGAAGTCAAAGTGGTTCTTCCGGTGCCGCCATTTGGAACAGTTAGTAATTCAGGAACAATATTTAAAAAATTAGTACCATTACCAAAATATAAATAGCTACGATTTGTATCCACTGTTGCTAAATATAAACTTCCTAATACATTGGTTGGTTTAGTAGATGCAGTATCAAAATTAGTTTTAGTACCATATAATAATTTAATATCAGCCATAAAAAAATCTCCTTTCTTTCAAGTATTTTTTATCTAAATAATATAAAAATTTGAATATCTATATTAAATAGAAATGGCCGAATATAAAAAGAAAAAGGGACGCTCCATAATGAAGCGTCCCTATAAATTATACAATCTCCTCTTCGGGAGTTTCAATTTTATTTCTGTTTTCTTCCAGAGCATCAAGAATATCGCTTAAATCCTCTTGGACTTCTGCAGATACATCAATAGAAGAGTCTGTAAAATTATCGTCAACGATTGTCCAATAAATTTTACGACTTAGAGTTTGCATCTTTCTATCGACATATTCCATTATAATATCTACGTCTCCTGGCTGTAAATAACTATCATCATCTTCGTCAAGTTGAAGTTCAACTAACGCTTTTTCTACAACCAAAGAACAAGGTAAAGTATTTAAATTATAAGTTAAAATTAATTCAGCATCATTATTTTCAGTAATCTGGGTACCGATTCTAAAAAATCTAACACTAAATTGAATTGAGCCAGGAGTTTTAGTTAAAGAATAATCTAAATTCCAAGGGAAAATTATTTTTCCTTCACTCACCTTAGTGTAGACATCGTAAAATGGTACTGGATAGAAACGAGTTCTACCACCAACATTATATTGTACTACACACTGAGTTTGAGCTAAATCCATATAATCAACATAACGGTCAATTGAAAAATATAAAGTCTTAGACTTATGATCTCTTTCAATAACAGTTACTCGTTGATTAGTAATAGAACGACTCGAAGCATCAATATTATAAATCTTTTCTGCGGCTGGAAGTAAAGCATATGCTGGCTAATTTACATTCTGTAAAATGTCTAAATTAGCAAAATATTCATTTTGGGTGGTTACACTCATAATGATTTACCTCCTTTAATGAATATTAGTGTACCAAGAACATTACCATATCTTTATAGTCATCACGACCAAGAGTAACAGATTCATTGGCTAAAGTATTTGTAATTTCACAGTAATAAGCAACTGCACTCTTTACATCATCAGCATCAAACTTACAACGCACATTCAATACATTAGAATTAACATCATTAATCTGATAGATTTCAGAGTTTCTATCCATCATAAATGGCTCAATTAAAGTTGGTTTTTTATCTTCTGGTTTTAACATATACCAATTATAAGTAACACCATCAGTAGTTAGTTTTGAATCTAAACCTTCTTTAATAGTGACACGTAATTGGAAGATATCACCGTATTTAGCATTGTCAATACCATCTTCATCTTTTTCAGCAGGAGTGTCTTCATCAATTGCGGCAATATATAAAGGATTATCGGTAGTACCAATAATCTCTTCAGCCTCAATATCAGTATCGCTCCATTTAGCATAAGATAGTCTAGTGATTTCTGGCTTAGTCGGATGATTTACAACACGAGATAAACTAGAATTAACTTCTTCAGTATCACGATTCAATAAAGAAATAATCTTTACAAAATACCAGCCTGGCTCGTCAGTAATATAATTAATCATATCTACTCCACGAGCGACTTCTTCTGGTACTGCATCGGTTTTAACTGCCCAATTGCGGCCAGCGTCAGTTTCAACCTCTTCAACATCAGCTTCATTATACTTGTACCAAACATAAGTGCGCTGAGGTTTACCGCCATCTTCTTCTGCCAATACTGTTAATAAGCCATCATTAACAGGGTCAATGAAAGTATCAACAGGTAGATTTTTAGTAATATTAACAATTGCAGGAGTTGGCACATAGCACTCATTACTCATTAGAGGAGGAGTAGCATTAATAGCTTCGACCTAATATTGAATTTTAACAGCTTCACCATCAGTAGTAACAGCATCAGCAACAACAGTTTCAAAGCTATTCTTACCAACAGAATTAATAGCTTTTACATGATATAAGCCAGTAATAAGCTTACTCTCATCAGTCTCAATCCAATTACCATTTTCATCTTTTTGACGAGGATTAATGGTCAATTGAGTCCAGCGCTCATATAGGGTATCAACGCCCTCAACAGCGCTAGTTGTACCATCTACGGTTTTGAAAGTATGAATACCATCAACTAAAGAATAAATAACTCTCTTGTAGGATTCAGCTTCTGTACTACCTACATTAATATAATATTGCTTGTTTTTAGGTAGCTTAGCCCAATTATTAGATTCTTTTGCTGGTAAATAAATATTAGAGGCAACATCAAAATTATTTTCTGTGCCAGTGATTTCAATAGCAGTGGCATTAGCACTTTCCCTAGGAGTTACTCCCTCTTTTAAATACCATTTATAATCAATCCAACCATCGCCCGCAGTTGTGGCCTGAGCTTGTAATACTAGTTTATCGGTATTTTCATCAATCTTATCCTGACTAATTAAATTATCAGTATAAGAGACGGGCTTTGGCATTGGGAAAGAAGGATTTGTACTATTGCTAACAAAGTCTTTGAACAAGTCTTGAACACCTTGTTCAATAATAACATCGTCGCCTTCAACACTTAAACCAGCTCTAATTGGTAAAGTAGCAGGTAAAGTATTAAATAAATAAACAAAACGACTTTCTTTTTCACCATCAAGATTTTCAACTTCTTCAGTTAAATAGAAGCGAACAGAAAAAGTAATATTACCAGCCTGTTTAGTTAAAGCACTTGTTAAAGGCCAGCCAAAACGAATTTTACCAGAAGTAGTAACTAAATCTTTTAAACCAATATAAGAAATACCTTCTTCACCATCAGCGCCAGGTAATTTCCACTGTACACAGATGCTCGCATGAGCTAAGTCAACATAATCAAAATATCTGTCAATGGTAAAAGTAATAATTTCACACATATTATCGCCAACAACACCAGCGATTTTACTAAAAGAGCTTGGAACACTAATAGTTCTTGCATTTGCATCAATAGCAAATGGACTTTCATCGCTAGGAATCATAGCAAACTTAGGCTCAATGGAAATTAAATCTTTAATATGAGCGAAATAACCATCTAGACTTAAAAATTTGCCAGCATCAATTTCTTCTTGACTTAAAACGCCGCGACCAACAATGGTAGCATAGGCTTCTGCCAAAAATACTTGCTGCGCATAATTACTAGAGTCAAAAACAGTAATCATGTAGTATGACCTCCTTTTTTAATTTTAAAAAATAGTGGGAGTAATTTACTCCCACTATTTAATTTTAATTTTTGCTTATTTAATTATAATCACTTTTGGCCGCTATCTTCAATTTCATACCAGTCATTGGCTTCATCAACAAAAACAATGACTGCATAAGTTTTTCTAACACCATTAGTTAAAATCTTACCACTTTCAGCCTTCAATTGAACCATTTCAATAGGAGCAATATTTTCTAACTTAATAGCAGAAGTAATGGTGCCATTACGGCCTAAATAACGATACATTTTTTCAGTAATCATTATATACCCTCCTCATTTAATGACTATCAACTTCGCTAAAAGTTAAATTGTCTTTTACGCCAAAATAGTCATATACATTAGTTTCATTAATAATTTCTGTGCCATCATACACAGAGAAACCTTCTCGTTTACCATAATCTCTAAAACATCCATTACCAATAAAAACTAGACTATTGTGCAAATAAACACTAGTTGGAGTTGTCATAGTTTCAATTGGAATTGCAAAAGCTTCACTGCCAATATGGGTTAAGGCATTATCAATTTCTGCAATTGGCGCATCTTTAATGTGTCCAAAGTGAGAAATATTCAATCCGCCGCAATTGTAAAAAGTATTATTTAGAAGTTGCGTAATTCCATGAGGTAATTTTTCTAATTTTAATTTTCTACAATTGTGGAAAGCACCGGAGCCTAAATATGTCACATCATTTGGTAAAGCATTTAACTCTAAATTGCTGCAATATTTGAAAGCAGAATCACCAATATAGATAATACTATTTGGAAGATTTTCTATTTTTTCAAGTGCATCATCATTCATAAATGCTTGAGTTAAAATGTATTTCATACTTGTCATATTTTCAGGGAAATAAATTCGCTTTAAAGTATTTGAGTTACTAAAACTATAATCCATAAATACTTGGCATTGAGAGTTTGGCAAGAAGAATACGTCAGTAATCTAAGTGGTAATACCATTTAAAGAATCTTTATGGTCCAAACGAGAAATTGCAGTAACTGGTTTACCATTGGCATCAGTATTAGGAATAGTAATTTTACCTGCTAACTTACCGTTATATTTATCTTTAATTTTTACTGCATACACTTTTCCCAAGTTAATATATTGAGGCTCAGTAGTAGAATCATTTGAGTTATATACATACTTATATTGTACTGCAGTAACAGATTCTTCTACAAAGTCAAAGTAATCTAAATTACTGGGAGTAGTGCGACAATCTTCTTGAATATGATAAGGATAATAAGAAGTTTCAAAAGTAACTGCTTTAGTAGTTAAATCAATTACTTTTGGATTAGTAATTTTATCTAAATTCTTAAAATCTTTCTCAGTAATCCAACCTTTAAAAGTATAACGATAATAATCTGAAGTTAAATTATCATCATCTGGACGCTCAATAAAGAGAGGAGTTTTTGAGTTTTCACTCATAATTTGATTATAAGTATATTCAACAGTAGTAAACAATTGTTCCTCATGATTATAGAACTTAACTGGATAATATCTCGTTACAGCATCATAAATAGGCTCTAATTTTAAATTACTGGTTGGTTTATATGTTTTCCACTCTTCAGTAGTCATATCAAAGATTTTTTCTATTGCATTTGGATTCTCTAAATCAACAACTTTCCATTTATTAGTAAATACATAAACAGTATCATTTGTGGATTGCATGGAAGGTGTTGTTAAAGCAATTCCAGCAGGACCCTTTGCACTCACCAAATCTTCTAAAGTATATGTACCATTAGTTAAAACAGTATAATATGCTTCGGCATTTTCATCAACATTAGGAGCATTAAAGAATTCAATCTTATATGCTTTAGTAATATTGGAAGATCCGATGGCATCTTCATCATACGCAATAGTAACATTTGGATATTTACCATTATACATTTGATATAATTCAAATTGGTCCACTTTTGCTTTTGCTTTAATAGTAATAGTACCAGTTAAAGCGCTCTTAGCATCTACTGGAGTTTGATTTTTACGAGCAGCTTTAGTCTGTAAATAATCTAAAATAGGAATGCGAACAATCTCCCCATTTTCGATTAAAGAATATTTCTCTTTAATACGTGCAGGAGTAGCTTCAAAGTCACTTAAAGATGCGACTTCATAAGATTTTGAAACTGGACTCCAAATGTAATAAGTTTTAGAGCTATCCCATTCTGTATCTTTGGTAGTTAAATACTAGTCATCATTTGGCGCACCCACAATATCCCAATTAAAACCTTCAAAATAATAGCCCTACAATACAGCAGCATGACTTACCATATCATAAGTATCAATTGGAGTATTAATAATAGTCACTTCAGATAATTGAGTATAATCATTTACATAACTACCATTGCCACCGATTTTATTATCAGTACCATAATTATAAGTACCGATAGAAAAACCGTCTTTAGTTAAATATTGATGAGAATCAATAGTTAAACTTGTAATTGAAGTTGGTAATCTTAATTCTTTAATCATACCATTAACTGGTAATGTTAAGTTACTTGTACTACTACCTGTTAAAAGAATAGTTTCAATAACAGGGCAAGCAGAGAAATCAATTTCAGCATTATATGTTTTACAATTCTATAAATTAAAATTCTACAAATAAGTACAACCAGATAATCCAATAGGAGTTGAATTACCCTCTTCAGGTCTCCAGAATGGATTATAATAGTCTTTATGTGGATTACCAAAAGTTAATGAACGAAGCTTATTTTGACCACTCATAATAAACTTCTGAGGATATTTATCAGACAAATCACCCAAATCTTTTAAACCACTTACACCTAATAAATAAGCTTCAGTTCCGTTTGCAGATTGGGCTTCTTGAACTTTAATAGCTTTCTTTTCTTCTCCATCAAATCTTTCTTTAACCACATGACCATTAGCGCCAATTAAAACACCAGCATAACAAGTTTGTAAAGATTCGAAAGTAAAAGTGTCGGAAGGTGGCGCTACGCCCTCAGCTACAGAATTACTATGGTCAATTACAGAGGTAGTACCATCAGGATTTGTCACAGTTTCCTTGAAGTTTGCCTCTTGTCCAGTAGGATAATACAAACGGAAAGTAATTCTATCATTGGTTTTAAAATCATCACTTCCATGTTTACCACGTAAGAATTTAATTCTATTGGTTAAGAAATATTCTCTATCAAGAGAGCGGTCTCCTTGAGCCGCATACAAGTAGGGAGCTTCACCGGGCTTAATTTGAACGTTATTCAGACCATCCCAATAACCATTTACTGCGGGACGGATATATTTATATTGTGCGTCACCGTTGTAGAATGCTTCATTAGCCATATTAGCCTAATTATTATTGAAATAAGGAATAACACTTGTTCCAATATAATCCCCTTGCTCATTTAAATCAATATTTAAACCAGCTGGCTCTAATTTATTGTACATACTATCTAACTCTAAAGTTAAATTATCACGGACAAAGTTCCATAATACTTCATCACCATTATAAGTAGATGGGTCATCATCTTCATCATAATAATTAAAACGATTAACACCAGTATTATCCAAACCTAACATTGTATCCATATCATAGAAAATAGGATACCAAATATATTGGTTATCAACAGTTTGAGTAATTCCATCTTCGTCAACGTATGTTCTATTTTCTCTACCCCAAGTGGCAATCATCATATTTTTAACGCGACTATCTGCCATCAATAGAGCTTCTGTTACAACATAATAGAATAATAAGAAATCTTTATCTAAATAGCGTTGATATTCATTTTTAAATCTCTTATTTGCTAAAGCAATTTCTTCTTGTGTGGGAGTACCGCTAGCACCTTCAGTTTTTAAATAATGCAATTCACTTAACCAAGAAGCTAAAGGATATAACATATCAGCATCGTGATAACCAACTCTATCTTCTGGATAACGAGATTCAAAACCAAAAGTCCAACCGGGAAGAATGTCACCATCATCTTCAAAACCATTATACCAAGTTTCTTCATAGGTATAATAACCACCTGTTGGATCAGGAACTAAATTGCCATCTTCATCTTTTATATATGCTTTAGGACGACGTAAGAAATTACATACGGGAATAGCATTATCTAAAAATTCAAAACAGTGAATAGAATTAACTTTTTCACCCTCTTGGACAACTTTTAACTCTTCGCCTTCCTTGGTATCGTCATAATCACCGCCATCAGCAGGTTTCATTTGACCAATAAATTTATCTCCATCATCATCATATTGAATTGCATAATATTCGTCGCCAGGCTTTAAATAACCAAAATCACTATTGTCATGATTAAATCCAAAAGGTTCTGGAGTTGCTTTATCCAGATTTAAGTTATATTTACCAATATATTGGAAACTACCCTTTGAACCGTCAGGACTCCAGAAGATTAAGCAAGGATGTCCTTTAATACAAGTAACAATAGTTTTCTTATTTGGCTCCGCTTCAGTTGGACCAAAATGCTTTTGACCAGGAGAAGCTAAAGAAGCACCTTTATACAAATCATCTACTAAGTTTGCTGCACCAGTATTATGAGAACCAGAAGATTCCATATAATCCGCTTTCATACAAATAATTTCAACTGGAGCAATATCAGGACGAACAGTATAATGATGATTTTTATTGCGGAAACGCAAACGCAAGTTTTTAACCGGATATTCCATAGAAGAAGTACCCTGTGCGTACATAATACAACCAGTTTTATCAACGGGTCTATTACCAAAATTATCTGTCATGCCTAAACCATTTTCAAAAACATTCTTATAAGTGTAATTAACATAATTTTTAAAATAATCAGTCTTAGGATACACAACAGACACATCAATCATACGATAATCTTTTTTACCAGTTGGAAGTGCGGCAATACCTACTTTATCAGCAGGCAACATCTACCACTTATCATCTGGATTACAAGCCCAGCCACCAACAATGGTCATATAAGGAATTTGTAAATCATAATGCTCTGCAGAGACATCTTCATAATCAATTAATCCTTCTTCGTTATAAACATTATTAGAATCAAAGCGATCTTGACGCTCATCTAATGTTGGCAAAGAAGCTGTATAATTATTTAGAATATCACTATCACTTAAAGCATTAGCATAGAAACGAATGCCATAAACGCTAATTTGAGCACTAGCAGAATTAATAATTAACTGAGCAGGCTCATCCAAAGACTAGATAAAATTATCTTTTTTGGAATAAATAGCTGCACCAGAAATTTTACCATTTAAATAAGTTAAACACATTGGGAAATCATGTCTACTATCATTAGGTTCAATAACGAAGCTTAAACGAATACGTTTATCTTCAATTAGATTCATATTTACTAAAGAGCCTTTGTCTCCACCACTCTTAGAGCTATTATAAAAACGAATCTTATTACCAGATATAGAAAAACCAACTGTAATAGTATTGTTTGCGTCTCTAGAAATACACTTAATCAATTCTGCATCATAGTCAGTAACACCATTGATTTTAAAGTCTAATTCAATAGTCATACCTTTACCCATAGCGCTATTTAAATTACTAGTTTTAGTGGGGTCTTCTGCAAAAGGATAAAAATCTGGAATAGTTAATGTACCACCAGAAGCTAGGTGCAAGTAAGCAGTACCATCTCTATCCTCAAGCCAACCACTATTATCACTATAGTAAACACCATTTAAATGAGCAGCATATCTGTTGTTATAATCATTCCATCTATCTCTATCAATTGCATCATTTGAACGTCCTTTTGGACTTAAATATAACATTAAAGAAGAATCAGAGGGATTGATAACAGGTAAATTACCTGAATACTCAACAACTTGGATTGGGAAGGTTTGAGTTAAAGCACTCATTTCTACAACGGTTGTAGTTAAAGTATAATTTCCCTTATTTTCAAAATATAAAGTGTAAGTATTTAATTGATTTGTAGTTACAGATAATAAAGCTTTATTAACACCATCAATGGAAATATCAACGGTATAATTTTTATTTTCTTCACTAGAAGCAACCATAAAACTCATAGTCGCATTTGTATATTGTTCAATGCGGTCTGGGATGTTAACTGCGAATAATGCATTAGCAGAACCAGAGACAAAGCGAATTAATTTATGAGTTAAAACATTACTATAAATAATTAGCTCTGAACCACTGATTTTAGCTTGCATTTGAACTTGTAAAACATAAACGCCGTGATTTAAGTTAGTTAAATTCAACTGACAAACTTTTGTTCCGTTATAGCTATTTTCAATAGCAATTTCTTGAGATGGGATGACAGGAGCAGTTAAATTATCCTCAGAATATAAAGAAACTACTAATTTTTTATCGGTAATACCACTTTTAGCACCACCAATAGTACAAGAATAAGAGAAAATATCCTCATTACTCTTGATAATAACTTCTTCATATTCGGTTAAAGTCAAATCAACAACTTGAATTGTAAATTTCTTACTGCGGACCGTACCATAAACGTCAGTAGTATTTAAATATAAAGTTTTAGCAGTAGAACCAAATAAATCTTTATATTTTACTAAATCAATTGTATGAATCTGAGGATTAGCTAAAGTACCAATAGCGTAATAACCACTTTCTTCATGGAAAGCTGGATTAGTCTCACTTTCTGCGGCGCCCATAGTAAAAGCCACTCTACTAATGTAAGTTTCAGTTTCAGCAGAGGCAATACCTTGGAAACTGATAATCATTTCTTCTGCCTGAGAAGAAAAAGTATTGTTTTGAGGAATAACATTAATACTATAGCTTGCAGAACCAGGAGAATCTCCAGGAGCGTTTCCACCGCCTCCACCAGTGCCCTGTAGAGTCAAACGAACTGTTGCAATTCCTTCTTCAGCAACTGTATCGACTCTATAAAAACAGCCATCAGAATTCAAAATTAAATCATTAGGTAAAGGCCACTCTTGCTTTTCTAATTCATGAATTTGGAAAGTAACATTTGGATCTGGCTCTTGACCACTATTTTCATATTCAATTTCTTTAATACCATAATAGATATTAATACCACCACACATATTTACAAAAGCGTTGTCTTTTGCTAAATAAATTTGCTTAGTATCTGTTAAGAAATATAAGAAACCATTTTGCGGACTTAACTTTTTAAATACTTCAGAAGTACATTGAATAGGATTAAATTCAATATTATAATTCTAACTCACTATTTTTGCTCCTTTCTATCTTAAAATAAAAAAGAGGGCATACCCGAAAAGGATATGCCCTCTAAAAGTATAAACTTTTTCCTTTTCAATATCATTGAAAAGTTTAATTAGTCAATTATTTGGCTTTGGCCTTCAATTAGAAAGTGCCCCAAACCATAGAGGCAGTTACGGTATGAATATTACCATCGGTAGAAACTGCAAATTGTAAATTAGAATTAGCGCTACCAACAAACTTAATACCATTAACTGCTTGACCTACAGTATCATTAACACCATCAGTCAAATATACAGTAGTTGTATCTGCAATTAAAGTTTGGACATATTCAGCCTCATAACCAGAAGATACATGCACCCAAGTTGCGGTAGTATCATCTGCTGCACTATTAATGAATAAGTCACCAATCTTCGCATCTACATTATTATATTTACCGGCTTGAGCAACTTTATAAGTGTCACCCTTTTGAGCAGTAGATGGCAAGGAAGATACAGTAGCGCCACTTCCGCCTACGGTACCCTTAAAGGTCATTGCATCGTTGGCTTTAATACCATCTGCGATAGCCTTATCAACATAAGCCATATTAGCAGCATCAGTGCCGACAGTTGGCGTAGCAACATTAGAAATCTTATTGCCACCCATCTTCAATTCGCCACTCATAGTGCCGCCACTCTTTTGTAGAGCACCATCAGCAGTAGTCTTTACGCCATCAAGAGTAGTAGATAGAGTACTTACAGCAGAAGAAACTGCTTCAACCTTACTATCAACATAATTTTTATTCGCGGCATGACTACCATTTGAATCATTAGTTAAATCAGCAACATTAGTGATGGCGTTACCACCCATATTAATGCTGCCCTTCATGGTGCCACCGTTTAAATCTAGCTTAGCCTAAGCTTCAGTCAAAGCTGCAGCAGCATCTGCTACGCCTTTATCTGCTTGAGTTTGAGCAGCGGCAGCTGCATCGTTGGCAGCGTCGGCGCTATTTTGAGCTGCATTTGCCAATCCTTCAACAGCACTTACTTTATTATCAATTTGCGTATTGGTATAATCGTTAGCATGAGCGGTTTTCCAAGCACTAATATCAGCTTGAGCTGCTTGAGCTTTCTCATCTGCAGTGACAGCCTTTGCATCAGCGGTATCTGCTGCAGACTGAGCTTTTGCAGCATCGCTCTTTGCAGTATCTGCCGTACTTTGTGCGGCTTCAGCAGCAGCCTGTGCAGTTGCAGCATTACTAACACCTGTTTCAGCACGAGCAAGAGCTTCATCGGCTGCCTTATGAGCGCCATGAATTGTCAAATCCTCTGCGCTATTAGCAGTAGAGCCTAGCAATTCACTAGCTTTATTATTTAATTGAGTAACAGTTGCATAACCCTTTTTCTCAACATCTGCCATACTGACTTTACTATCGGCAACTGCTTGAGCATTTGCGGCTGCTTGAGCAGCAGCATCAGCTTTCTTAATAGCTCCATGGACAGTTGCAGAGTTAATATTATCACTAGTACTACCCAATACCGCATCAGCCATTGCTTGAGCCTCTGTAGTTAAAGCATAACCTGCTTTATCTACATCGGCTAAAGTAGCTTTTGTTTCTGCTAATTCATAAGCTGCATCCGCTCTATTCTGAGCATTGTCAGCTTTAGTTACAGCACTATCAGCTGTGCTTTGAGCAGTTGCTGCATTAGATTTGGCAGTATTTGCTAAATTATATGCCTCATCAGCTCTAGTTTTGGCAGTAGAAGCATCGGCTTTAGCCCTAGATTCAGCTGAATCTACATATGCTTTAGTGGCAGCATCAGTATCACTTTCAGGAGTTCCTAAGTTAATAATCTTCTTAGTACTCATATTCAAGTTTGCTGTCATTGCAACACTGCCATCTTTTAAGATTGCCTTATTTGCAATAGCTAATGCATTATCAGCAGTTCCTTGAGCAGTAGCAGCATTTGCGACAGCAGTATTTGCAGTTGCCTGTGCATCAGTGCCAGCTTTCTTAGCTTCCTCAATTGCTTTAGTATTAGCAGTTTTAAACTCTGTAAAAGAAGTAATTGTTACATAATTAGCTAAAGCCTCTTGTAAAGCCTTAATTGCAGCATCATGTTCAGTATCTTTAGCAGTAGAACGATTAACTTCATTCTGAATAGAAGTTTCAACGCTAGTTAAGTCAGTATCGGCATTTAACTGCTTCCAAGCAGTACCGTCCCATCTTAATAAAGCATTTTCAGCTACAAAGTAATAGAAAGCGCCTTCTGCAAATGGAGGCTTTACTGTTCGAGCACTTTCAACAACAATAATATCACCAATACGAATTCTTTGTAATTCGGCACTATCAGGAGCCTTTGGCAAATCTAAGTACAAAGCATGTTCGTCCGTGGTTACATAAACAGTACCAGCTTCTAAAGCTTGAGAAGCTAAAGAAGGCTGTAAACCAAATTTAAAATTTAATAAATTAGCCATTATATATTAATCCCCTTTCTTAGGTTGTAGTATCATCAATTATAGGTTGCCAAGTTAATTGGCCTTCCAATGCCAAAATACGTGCTTCATGAGCATTAAATTTAGCATTTAATGTAGACTCTAAATTGATAACAGCACTATTGTCTGCTTTATTATTTAAAGCATCCATTAAACCCGTAACAACACTCATTTCAACTGCTTTAATACTTAATTTTTTATTTTCATCGATAATTAATTGAGTATCATTAACTGACTGAATCACGTTCTTTTGAGCGCCTACTTCAATTCCTAATAAAGGTCTTTCAACTTCATCGAAAATCGAAGTTCCTGTTCCAGTTACGATACGATTAACGACATCATATAATTCTTGAACCTGAGAAGCGTTAACACTACCAGAAATTGTAATGTCTTCGCCGTCTAAATTTAAAGCCTCTAATTTTTTAGCTTCTTGTTCAGTAATTAAACGACTGCCTTCAACCTTATCAACTTTACCAGCAAGAGCATCTGCTAATCCAGTAATCTCCTCAATCTCAACACTATTTAATAACAATTGACCATTTTCATCAATGGTAAATTTATTAGTGTCAACACTTTGGATTAAATCTTTAATAGACTCTAATTTGCTAATTTCGCTAGCAGTGATTAAACGAGAACCTTCTTCTTCATCTACTTTTTCGTCTAAAGCAGCAATAATTTCATTTAATTTATCAACTAAACCAGCTACTTTTGTTTGAGCGATTTGAGCTAAAGATAGTTCTCCATCTTCAGTTACACTGAATTCAGCAGAAGTGCTATTAATATAGTTCTTTTCAGCACCATCCTCAATATTCTTAAGTTTGGCACCTTCCTCGTCAGTCATTAAACGAGAACCCTCTTGTGCATCTACTTTCTTTGCTAATTCATCATCAACATATTCAATAGTTGCATAAGGAGCTAAATCAACTTCCCAAGAACCTACTTTTTCAAGCTTACCATCAATAATAATGTATTCATCATACTTATCATCATCAGCTTGTAATCCAGTAGGAACCATATAGATATATTGAGTTGCATCTGCAGCAGACAGGTCAATATCATCTAAATCGTCAACGATTTTACGCTTTAGATGGTCAACCTTGGCAATTTCAGTTGCAATCTTTTCATCAGTTTCAACTTTAGTATAAACATCAGCTGTATTAGCTTTCTTGTCTAACTCAGCATATAAACCAGTTGCGGCAGTGCCATCTTCAACACTTGCGGCCTGGCCTACACTCTTCTTTAATGCGTCAACTGTAGTCTCTAAATTAGAAACATTTTCTTGGACATTAGCTAAAGTTGCAGCAATATCTTCAACAGTTTTACCACTTGGCTCATACCAAGCGATTACATAATCTTCACCTTCTAAGCGAACTCTTGGCTCTAAATTTTCTTTGAAGCCTTCGGTTAATTTATAACTAGAAGGAATTTCTTCATTGGTTTCAGGATCAATAGATGCAGGAACATAAGCGTAATAACTTAGTCCAAAATCTTTTAATTGAACCTTACCATCAATGATTTCAATTGAAGAGTTATCTCCTAAAGGAGCAGAACCAACTTCTTTTAATGAACGGTCAGCTTCGATAATATATAAGTTAACAGTATTACTGTCAGCATCATATACAGAAACTGGCTGACCCACATAAGAAGCTCCACCTAAACCTCTTTCATCTGTCTTATCGCCGCGAGCGTAAGCTTCAGCATCAACATAAGAGCTAAATAAACTACTTCTATCTAATGGGAATGCTCCAGTTCTTTGGAACGCAAAAGCCCAGTCAAGTTTTGAGGTTTGGCTTACAACGTCAAAAATATATTCACTCATTGCTCCTTACCTCCTTATTTAAATGAAATAGTATATGTATTGGCGCCAAGGGCAGTGCTAGGACTATAAACATATACCTTATAATTAGTATTATAACCTTCACTGGCTCCAGCCACACTAACAGTTAATGGGTCACCAAATTTTTCTAAAATGTCAGTTCCAAAAGCTGCCTTATCGGCCACCTTACCTAAAGTGTAACTTGCAGGAATGGCAATAACAACTTGATTAGCACCTTCAGTAATAGACATTTCAAAATTTGCTTTAGAAGCCTGTCTCTTCTCTAATGCTCTAATTTTTTCACTAGTTAAATCAATAGGAGTAACATTAGAACCATAGAACATATAACGGAAACTAGAAATATAGCTTGAATATTTAGTAGAAGTATTTCCCTCTTGAATTTGACAAGTTGTTAACTCACTAGTATCAGTAACTACATTTCCCAAATTATCTTCTGGTGCCACACCAGCAGTGTGAGTAGCATAAGCGCCAATTCTCTTACTGTAACCATCAGTAAGTGTGACAGTATCAAAACTTCCAGAAGGCTCATGCAGAGTCACTCCATCGAATGTAACAGTCCAATTTGTAGCTGTAACTCCGGTCTCTCCAAAAGGCTCATAATCATATTCACCCTTGTCAAATGTTGTAGTATAAGTAGGAGTTACAGAAGTACCAACTTCATAACTTTTTGCTTCTGGGCAAGAAATAGTAATGCTTGGAGCAGTATAGCCAGGCAACATTCTAGCAGCTAAAATCATATCTAATACTTGCTTCAAATTTTTACCAGCAGTTTCTAAAACTTTTGAGCCAGTACCCTCTTCCAGTTTCTAAACACCGATATCTGCGGTAATTGTTAGATTACTAGCTAAATACACATTCTCGGCATCATAGTTGCCATCCATGGCAACCCACTTCTCACCATCATAAGCATAAGAAGTAAACTGGTATTTGTCTTCTGCAATTAAATCTTTAAGAACAATAACATCGCCCTTATTAATCACAGTTTCGCCTACAATACGAGCAATAGCATCGTCATGAGTTTCTTCGTCGCCAACGACAGTCTGCAATACCAATGCCTCACTTGCAACAACGATTTCTGCCCATGTTCCATCGCTACGTAAGAACAAATTCTTATTGGTGCCAGTAGTGGCAGGAACTAAACCTGCCACAGCTGGAGAATCACCATTTGTTCCAACGAAGATGGGAAGAATATCAATGATAGGTTTATTAACCCACTTTTGTAGATTGATATCATAAATTAAGCAATCAGTTTCGCTAAAGCTATTACTGATTAAAGTATCGCTAAGATCTTTTAAAGTAGTAGCTCCAATAATATCACTACTACCAGCAATACGCTTAGAGCCTAAATATAATTCACCATCAATACTATCTTCCTCATATACAAAATATAAGGTATCAGGCTCAGTGCGGCCATCAGCTAGCAATAATTTAAAATCAGATAAATCTCCGCGTCTAAATTTTACATAATTTGCCAATTTATTTTACCCCCTTCTTCAAAAATTTTTTATATATTTAATTTCTTAAAAGAAAGAAATTATTCAGTAGTGGGAGGTTCTTCTTCCTCGCCAATATCTCCATTTTCACTTTCAGTGAAATTAGGAGCTGAGTCAGGATGTAAAGTATCAATTACACCCTTAATTTTAACAATATCTTCTTTAATATTTGCAACATCAGATGTTAATGTTTCTAATTTTTCAAAGATATCTTTTAATACAGTTTTACCTTCGACCTTATATTCAGAAGGCATACCTAAATTTTCAACAAGGCCAGTAATTTGAGAAGAAACATCATTAAGAGCAACGGCTGTTGCATAAGTTTCTTCAGCCACTTTCGTTGTTAAATAATTATCTAATTCACTCTTTGTAGCATAATTATCTAATTCACTTTTAGTTGCATAAGTTTCTTCAGCTACTTTCGTTGTTAAATAATCATTTAATGCATCTTTAGTAGCATAATCTACTAATTCACTTTTAGTTGCATAAGTTTCTTCAGCTACTTTCGTTGTTAAATAATCATTTAATGCATCTTTAGTAGCACAATTATCTAATTCACTCTTTGTAGCATAATCTGCTAATTCACTTTTAGTTGCATAGGAACTTAAGCTTTCAGTTTTAGCATATGGTTCTAAATATCCAGCCATTTCGGTTTTTTGAACATAAGAGTCTTTAACTTCATTAACTTGAATTTGTAAAGATTTGTCCCCAACTTCACCGATTTGAGCCTATAAAGATTTTTCTCCAACATTACCAATTTTATTATTAATTTCATCTAAATCATCATTAATATCTCCAATAGTAGTATTAATGTCAGTGATGTTTGCGGCATTGGCAGCTATGGCAGTAAAAGCACTAGAATCACCGGTCTTTGAACCAAGGTCCGCACGCAATTCTTCAATCAAAGTATTTAAAGCACTATCTTGCTCATCAATAACTTCTAATACGGTTTTATCTGTTGGCACTTCGCCAATAATGTTTAAAACATCTGCTTTTGCTTGAGAAATTTGTCCTTCAAGCTCTTCATCTTTTTTGCTTAAAGATGCATCAACTTTTTTTAATTCTTCATCAACAGCTTTTAAGGCAGCTTCAGTACCATTCCAATTTTGTTCATGAATACCGATTCTGTTTTCTAAACCATTAATACGTTGACTAATACTATTATTGATATTGTCATTAATTGTTTGAATATCACTTTCAATTTTACCAATATCGGTATTGATTGTAATATCAGCAGTTTCTAATGCCTTAATAGCATCAGCAATAGTATCCTCTCTTTTACTCCAATTAGTAATATCATAAAGATTACCAATATGGTCATAAACACTATCGCTATCAATTGGATTACCAATCAAAGCAGCGAAACCGTTTACCTGAACATCGGTATTTGCTTTATTATCAGTTACAATCTTATTTATATTATCTAATTGATTTTTACCACGAACAATACTATCAATAATACTTGTTGGATTAACTCCATCATAACTTAATTGAATTAAAGCTGGATAAGAACCTAAAATATCAGCTAAAGTTTTTGCTTCATTATATCCAACATAAGACGAACTTGTTAAAACTTTTGTAAAGTTACCAAGTAAAGCACAAATGGAATCAATACCCCAACCATTGTAAACATCGGCACCCCATTCACCAACATTTTCTTCTAAAGTCGCAATATCTTTAGTATTTTCTTCCACATAACCATATAGATTGTTATCTTTGGCTTCTGCTAATATTGGTAAAGTCCTATCTTCATCAGTGCCAACTAAGTCCTCTAATGCAGTAACTCTATCATTAACTTCAGCTTTTGGAAGTTTATATACTTTTTTAGCTGAAGAAGCAATATGTCCAGCATTATCATATTTAGTTTCATACGTTTCAAAAGTATCTGCATACTCTAACTAGATTACAGGGACTGTATTAGCTTCAACTTCTTCATCTGATAATACCCTAAAGCCATTTAAAGGCGCAGTAACTTTAGTATCAGGTTTATTATGATAAATTTCACAAATAGTAAAATCTTTACCAGTTTCCTGGTCTTTTACAGTATTTTCATCAAATACAATCCAGCGATTTCCAGTATCAAAACCAAAAACACCTTTTCTGCCAATAGCTTGACTACCTTCCAAATTTGTAGAACCAGCACCAAATTTATTATTAATATTAATACCTTTATTTCCTAATACTATTTTTGTAAAGGCATCAACTAACTGATAATATACACTTCCGTAAAAACTCACAGTTAATCACCTTACCCTTCATAAATAATATCAATCAATAATCTATCCTCATTAGTCTAATAATCAACCAATGAATTAGCTGTAAAACGAATAGAAAAAATTTGACCATAATTTTGAAGGTCAATTTCAAAAATACCCGTTTCACCAATTACGATTGGATATTCCTATCCATTTAAATACATTGTAGTGCCAGGACGTCCCTAAATACCCAATTGAGTAATAGAACTCAAACCACTAAAAATGTTATTATAAACCAACTAATCGATATTTAAGTCAGTAGGATAGTTGCGGCTATCTTTTTCGCCATAATAACGAAACTGTCTAATTAGTTTCATATTTTTCCTCCTTTGTCACTTAAATAATATTTTCGGCAGCCTTAGTCGCCGTAATCTACATTGTTCCATTATATCCAAGTGGAATGGTAATTTTACTCACAATATAATCTCCATTTAATCCAGCTTTTTCATCAAATAAATGAATTCGAGTATTTGGTTGCAAATAATAAATTGGAATTGCATTAATAGTTACATTTTCAACACAATATCCATGTTGATAAATTAATTCATCCAATTTATCTTTCGCAGATTTACCCTACGAACTAATAGAAAACATATTTTCAATATCCTATACTTGAATATATCTATATGCACTTGTTTCCATTTTTTCACCAGGAGCCATAAAGATTACATCAGGAGTTTCTCTAAAATAAATGGATTTTACTGCCGTATCATTTACTACTTTTGGCCGAGCACCAACTGTTTTAACATTGAAATTAGCAAGCTCTCCTTCATCTATAAAGTCAAACCAAAAGTAAAGCTATTCAGGATGTTCATATACATTTTTATTCCAGTATAAATGAGGACCTTCTGTATAATAATCACCCAATTCTTTAGTGTAATTATCAATTTTTGTTTGACAGGTTGCGCTTAATTCAGTATATTTAGTATGTTCATTACTTAATTCAGTTAGATACTATTGAAGTTGAGCCAAATATAATTCTGCATCTGCCACAGCTTGATAATCAAATATATTATTCTTTTGCTATTCAGTAATCCATTCTGCAGTATAAGAAATTAAATCTTCAACAAATGGAATATTTTTATAAGGAAGCTATTCAATAATAATTTTATTATTAAAAGCATTTTTTACATCAGTGTCTTTATGAATGTCTTGCTCCAATCTTAAAACTTCATCATCATACTTTTCTTTTTTAGTGGTTTCATCACTAATTTTATCATTAAGTTCTGGATTATATAAATATCTCCAGAAGCTAACCATATCTGTATAATAATGTTCATATCCAGTAATTCCACTTGGAAATAAATCTCGATTGGCTGCTCGTACTCTTATTTCAAAATCATCTAGTAAATGTGCCCATTTAAAATAATCTTGAGCCATACGATAAATTATCTCTCGCCAATCCCACTCAGAAGAAGTATAAGTTATATTACTTTGAGGTTCTAGTATAGTATCATATTTGGAATTATATTCATTAATTAAGTTACGCGCCTCGGCATCCATTGTATTAATTCTTGTATATTTAGTCGGTTTAATATCAATAGCATAGCGCATGTGAACCGGATCTTGTCTTCCAATACCTTGTCTAGTACCCCATACAGAATAATCATTGCGCATATTTAATAAATTAGGATTATTGCTAAAACTAGTAATTAATTGAGCGCCATTAAAAATATAAGAATGTGCTCCTGCAGTTGCTAAACTTTCTACATATAATTCCTAATCTTCATTATCTATAATTGGAGACCATAAAGTGTTAATAAAAGATTGTTTTCTTTGAAATACAAATTGTCCATCAAGATTATAAAAATATTCAAAATCACTTAACATATTTTTAATTTTATCTAAAACGGAAGTAATACTATCTCCAATATTAGCAATTAAATCTCCAGCATAAGTCAAATCAGTTTGACGATAACCAGCAGTTTGTCCAAATTCTACTTTAGCGACATACCAATATTCACCATCTATTTTAACTTTAACCGGATTAGGAGTGCCAGTTAAGCTATCAACTAACATTTCTAATTCATTAGGTCCAAGATCACTTAATTTTGTAATATTGGGATTTCCATCAACAGAACAAGGAGTAGCTCCATTTATTAAAATATTATCATAAATTGGAGAATTAGATGCGGCGCTTCTATATAAATATAAAGCATCATCATATCTATATTCCAAAAGCTCTAAACCATAAGAATCCAAATCATTAATTATTATATTCTAATAAGGCTCACCGGCATAATGATGAATCATATTACGAATAATTGTATTAATAGGAATTTTTTTCAATACTGTTATACCATTACGATTAACAATTTCTTCTGTTCCAAAATCAACAGAAGATTCAATGCTACCGCCAACTTCACCATTTAACAAACACATCTTATCTTTACCCTATAAAGATATAGAATAATTAGTTGTAGAACGAGAAGTGTTAAATGATGTTAAAATGTAAATACCCTATTGAAACCAAATAATATCATCATAATTAGGATTAATATTATTTTTTACGCCAATTTCTAATTTAAATTTTGTATTTAAACCCCAAGTATAATTTCCGTAATCAAAATTTTGAGCTACCACGGTTAAAGAACAAGTTCTGCGGACGGCTGAATTGCCGTCCACATTAACTGAACCTGCAGTAATACGACCTTCAATGGTCGTAATAGGAGTTTCTTGAAAAGTTAAAGCGGTTACTTTAGCATAAATTTCCTTTTCGCGAATTTTATCTAATTCTAATAAAAAGTCTTTATTATAAATCATACTATAATACCTCGCTTTTCTAATGCAGTTTCAAGAGTTCTGACAAAAGTTTCGTAATACTCGTGAGTTTTATTTATAACTTTCTAAATTTCTGCATCATTTAATTTTTCATTTTTAATAGCTTCATCAATTAAAGATTTTTGAGTTAGCCAATTTCGTTTAGCATTAATAGTGTCCTAATCTTCACTTTCAACCACATATTCTTTAGTGCGAACTCTATATGCCATATCTACAATTAAACCATTACCAATTTGTAAAAATTCAACATCACCAATATTACGCAATGCATCAATACGTCCAAAAGTAGCACCGAACTATAATTCATCAGTGGCTTCAACAGGACGACCACCCAAATCAACATATACATTTTCATTAGGACTGTTTAATCTAAATCTAAAATCAGGTTTATTTTCAATAGTGGTTGTACCATCTGGATTAATAGTAGTTAATTGTAACCGAACATTTTTAGCTCCATCCCAATATTCATCAGTTTCATTATTATGATAAATAATAGTCGGGTTCCATTCATTATCTGCAATTAAATCATTACCATAACTATTGCGAGAATATCTAATTTTATTATTTACGGAAACAGGCCAAATTTCTTGGATATATCGTTTTTCAGCTCGAATATAATGAAAACTACCAATATCTCTGCGGATATCGCCAATAATATTATTACTACTAGCATATACGCCTGGAACATTTTTAACAAGATTTTTATGATATCCAGGTCCAATAAAACGACGAATTTCATCAGTCATTGAGATATCAGCAATATTACTAAATGTATCAGTTGGAGTGTCATCATAATATTCAAATGTTACTTTCATATCATCCCAATCCCCAGAAATTAAATGTAAAGCGGTTAATGGGTATTCTCGAGTTTGAACATAATAAGCTCCAGTGCCACCAATTTCAATAGAGACCATTGGTTGTTCTTTATTACCTTGTGAGAAAACTAAACCTACTGTTGTACCAGGAGTAGCTTCGGTTATATTTACATTATAAGCACTTTTACCAAATGAAATATTGCTATCGTCTTCAATAGAAAAATCTGGATAATTATCTAAAAGATCTTTATCACTTAAAGATAACATTATCCGAGGAGTAATCTAACCAATTTTAAGATTAGTGGTACTATTCTCAGGCAATTCAATTAAATGTGAATTAACAAGATTTTTAAAACTCCATTCTGCAATTTCATATGCTGTGCATTGAAATGTATGGAGCATACGTCCAAGAGTGTCATTGGGCGTTAAAGATACATTCATTAATCGAACAATATAATTACCCTCTGTGGGTGAACGAAAAATCTTAGCCTCACCATTATTAAGCCACTCTAACACATCAATTTTAAATTGACGCTCGTTATAGATATTTGCGGCTGTTAAGTCAGTAGCTAAATCATTGCTGAAATCACCAAGTGCGGGAGTTGATAAACGACCAGTAGAATTAGCTTCTGTAAGCTTCTGTTCATTTCTTCTAAATTTACCACTACTATCACTTAATAAAGAAATTAAGCCCGAAATCTAAAATTCTTTATAATGGACATATCCATTTCTAAAAATAAATGGATATTTACTTCCTAAAGTATCCATTTTTGTTTCTAAAATTGTATTTTTAAAATTTGATACTTTTGGGTTAAATTGAATTTTTAACTAACGTTCTCCATCATATAAAAAAGCATCTACAAAATCAATTTTAACTTTACCGTTTTTAGAATTTAATCTATTTGAATATAATTCTCTAGAATTATAAGCCTGTAAAGCATATAAATATTCTTCTCCCTGTTCAACTGTACAATCTTCCCATAACAAAATAGGAGTTTTTCTGCTAACAGTTGTATTTAAATAAGAAAATTTGTAAACTTCATCCCAAGAATTAAAATTATTCTTACTCGAGGAACGAACTAATACAAAACTGCCACTTAAAACCAGGTCTTTGTTTTCTTTTGGTAAAATTCTTAATTCAACGCAGCCTTCTTCTTCATTTAATATACTTTCTAATTCAATTTCAATATCAATATCAATACTATCTTCATTCATAACCGTATAGCGAGGAGAGCTAGCATTTAATCCATTCATAGTAGTAACTTTATAGGTTAAATAATATGGAGTATCTTTAATCATTTCAATTGTGGAACGCCAAGTATCTTGCGTATTTCCACTATTATCATCATTTTCACTATTATGAATTTGAATTCCAGAAGTGTCAATAATATTTCCATTTACATCAGCTAATTCAAAACAATAAGAATAAATCTTTTCTGTTTCATCTCTACCCTTTTGACTGTACAGTCCAGTATATTCATATCGTCCATAGAAATTTTCTTCTAATGCTGGAATTTTTACATCTGGAGTGTATGTTCTTTTAAAAACACCCACTGGTGAATAATAACCGGTGCCATCTTTATTTTTATAAGCAATTTGAATTTTATAATATTGACCCACATTTAAATTTGCGATTGCGTTTTTTTCTTTTTCATTTTCAAAACTCGCATAATAACCACCATCACTTTTAACTAATGTACCATGAAGCAACTCAGCCACTTTACGACCAGTTGAAATATTTTTAATAATAGCAGCCATACCAGTTACATTCTAACTGCTTACTGCCCTATTCATAGTTAAGGGAATTACCAAAGACCCGCCTGCGCAAGCTGGTAGTTTACCTTCAATTGAAGGAGGATATAGCATTATTAAAACTCCTTTCTCTCTAAAAAACTAGGGCTACGATATACTATCGTAGCCCCAAACTTATATGATTAATTAGTCAACCATAAACATGATTGCTTCCATTTGGGCAGTAGTTAAAGTTAAATCATCACTTAAACTATCAATGTTAATCTTATAAATATTAACATCCTGTTCCAAATTAAACAAATCTTCGAGCTCTTTACTTGCATCAGCTAATTTTTCATTAGGAATTTGATACTGCTCTCCAGACTCGTCAAGAACACCATAAGTCTGTGCAATTTCCAGACGAGCTTTTTCAATATCCTGAGCTAAAGCTAAAAGAGTATTTTTATTTTTCTGTAAATAGAAATTTACTTTAATAGGCAATCTCTGTTCACCATCTTGGAAAGCTTCCATTAATTGACGAGTATAAATATAAATTTCATTATTGGTCATCTTCATAGTCCTTTTTCTCCTTTTATGATAATGTAATTTTGGCATTTGCAATTTCAATGCTAATAGCATTATTTGCTGTATCGCCACCCTGCAATGTAACTTCATGGCCAGACTTCTCAGCTGTAATGGTTAAATTTCCTGCTGAAGTCGTAGTATACCTTGTAGCTTGGCCATATAAGCCATCATATCTAGTAATAGTACCTTTTTTAGTACAAAAACTACTGTAATCAGCACTTGTTATATAAATATTAGTTGGAGTGGTATCACTTTGCCATACATATACAGTTGTAGTATTTGCTCCTGTGTAACAAACTACTCCATTACTACGCGTATACAATCCACTTGCTGCAGTACCTGTTAATTTTATGTTAAACTTTTTTTTTAAGTAGCTCCATGTTAATGTCTTATTCGCATTAACAGTTAAAACTTCTCCACCAGAAGTTCCTTTGGTAGAAGGCATAGAGCTTACTGTTGTAGTGCCACTAGCTGGTTTTGATGTACTTACCAAAATACCATTTTCAAAAGTTAAATAAATTGGGTCAAACCAACCAGTTCCATCGACACTAACTTGACCATCTACACCCTTTTTAGCTGCATCTCCAGTGCCAGTATAAATATCACCGGCATAATAAAAACTACCACTAACAAGAGTTTTTCCGCCAATAGATAGAGTATAATTATCATTTGGGTCCGTAGCAATACCAGTATTAGCATTAACTTTTAATTTACCATTAATATAGGTGTTTTTACCAGTATTACCAATCCATACTTGGTCAGAATATAAACCAACGTCATCTCCATACATAAGAATACCATTAGTTCCATGGGTAGTACGACCTAAAAAAATATAATTTGCATCGGTTTTGCTTGTGGAATAAATTTTTCCTGTGACTGCAATATAGCCTGATATCTCAGTATTTCCTTTTGAGTCCACATACAAGACATTGCTGCCCGCTCTTGCTGATTTAACAGTTAAACTAGTATCAAAAACAGCACTGGTTGCTTTTAAATTACCTGCTGCATCAACCGTAAACTTATCAGTAAATTTCAAACCTGAAGTGGGACTGACATATAAAGAACCATTTCCATAATTAAATCCGCCAGTGCCACTAGAAACATTCCATCCACCAATATTAGCAGAAGCAGCAATTAAATGGCCTTTACTATTAACTGAAAAAGTAGGATTATCTTTATCATTAGCAATCGTAGCACCATAGATAGCTGCACCAGTAATAGTACCACCATCTAAAGTTCCAGTTACAGTAATATCTCCACTAAAAGTACCGCTAGTAGCATTAATTGCACCAGTAATAGTAGCACCAGTAGCCTCTAACCCACCATTCCAATTAACTTGAAAATATTTTGTAGATGAACCATAAACTTTTAATGGATAGTCAGATGCAGTAGCATCTAATAATACATATTGTGAAGTGCCTGACTTATAAGCTTTTAAAGTAAAACCACTATAGGCATTAAAAGTATTATTTACTAAATCTAATTTAGTACCAGACGTTCCATAAGTATAATTTCCACTCTATAAATAGAATTCTTCATTTGTAATAATGGCTCCGCTACTGGGGTCAGTAGTTTTCTTTTGGATTGACAATAAAACTTTATCATTATCATTACGAATTCTCAAATAAGGTACGCCACCAGACACTAATTCAATAGTAGGATTATTACCAGAGGTATTACCAGCTTTTAATGTAAAATTATAAGATGTAATACTACCATCAGTTAAATTAATTTTAGTACCAGCTTGAATTGCATCATTGAAATCACTAGACTTTAAATAAAATACTTCTTTTCTACTGCTAGTACCATCATGCCCAGCATATAACAAATTGATACCGTAATTATCCTTAATGATAAAGAATGCTTCAGCGTCATCCGTAGAATCAATTAGAACATTCTTCGTTATTAATTGAAAATTATAAGCATCCAAACGACCATTGCCTAAATCGAGTTTAAAACCTTGACCTGCAGGGATAGAGCCAGAAGTATCGCTGGCTTGATATTCTGTAGGTACATAATCATCAGTCTATAAGTAATAATTTGATTTTAAATTACCTTCATCATCAATGTCATCACCAATATACATTAAGTAATGATCTGAATTAGTTTGTTGTTTGCTGCGGATTTTAAAATAAGCATCTCTATTGCCATTCCACATACCCGTAGCATTAATTAAAATTTCAGCTTGTGCCGAAGCATCTTTATCGGGAAAATAATCCAGCCCTTCTTTTTTTACACCCAAAATATGAATATAACCATCATCAAGGTCAATCATCATGCCTGATGGACTACCATTATTTCGTCTTACAGTTTCATAAGAAGCACTAGCAATTGTTCCATGATTTCCATCAATAAGAATGCGGCCACGACCTGCCTTACCAAAGAATGCCGTACCATCTACGCTTAAACAAAAACTTTGTGCGCCATAATTAAAACCATAAAGACCTAAGCCACTCATATTATCTGTATCAAAATTTAGACCTTTACCTATATCTCCCATTAAGACACCAGAGAAAGAATTATCAGTTTCTTTCTTACCAGCACCAACTGCCGTTGATAAAATTGTACCATTTTTTTCATCAATTGTCAAGCTGCCGTTCCAACTATCTAAAGTAGATGAAGCATAGCGATTTTGTGTAATAATAATTGGTTGTGCCCAAGCAAAATCGCCATTAACAGTACAAATAACAACAGGAATATAATTTAAATCTTCAATATATAGAGGAGCCGCAACTAAGCGATTTTCTCCTTGTTTTAAAACTGGCATATAATTTTCTAGCATCTTATATTCATCAGTGCCAGGAGCAATGTATCTACCAGTGTTGTCATAATATTCAATACTCCAAACTTGATTTGCAATAGGAGTACGACCTTTTTGATTTACTTGATAAAGTAAATATTCATCTTCACTCATGTAACTTACTGTACCTTGATTATTATATACAATAGTTGTAGCACCACTCATATAATAATTTCCAGAAGCATAAGTTAAGGGGACTAAAGTATTTAGAGTAACAGTTTTACTCTTGTCATAATTAGTAACTTCCTTCTCTTCATCTTCTTCAATTTCATTAGCAATATAATAAGTTACTTTCGCATTCATTACACCAAAATAAGGTCTTGTAGTATCCCACTTTTTAGATTTATCAATTGAAATCTTTAAGCCTTTAATATAAGTATTGGTATCATCATAAATGGTTTCTGATACCATGAATGCATTAGGTGAACGTTCCCAATCAACAATTTCAAAGCCATAGGCTTTGTCTCCACCAACTGCTTGTCTAGCATCTACAATATCAATTTCTCGATTATTATAATCACGCAATCCAACTTTTAATTGTAATGGTTTATTTTCCATTATAGATACTTGAGACCCAGAGGGCACAACAGACAAAGTATATTTAGTACCATTACTTCCAAAAGTACTAAAAGTCATTGTAATTTCACCTTCAACAGGATCTTCCATACCTTCTAAATAAGCCTTTACTAAAATTGTATTATTAGTAGCATCTTTTTCAAGCATTGGCTTTATTTTATAATAAAAAATTCTGTCAGCTTCATTGCTGGTAGTAATTTTACTTCCATCATCATTTATTAATTCAGCAGCAGTAATTTTTTTATAATAATAAGTATATCCATCAATACTATACTCGGTGCGGCCGCCCGCATCTGTACTAAAACCTTCTTCTTGAAGATAATCAGTATCAATTGTTAACATTGTATCAATATCACTTGGAATATACCAATAGATTCCAGCATTAATTAAAGCTTCATTTTGTTTATATAAGCCTTTATATGAACACTTTAGTTGTCTAATCCGTCCACCATCATCTAAGCTACGCAATTGATTAAATTCATTGTAAACTTGATAATGTTCAAACGAATCAACATCATGCTCAATCTATAAAACATCTTTCTTATCTAATAATTCTTCTTTTGGAATTTTATCAGGTTCGCTATTAGTAAAAGTAATAATATTACTTTTATACATTTCGTGATTATAGAATAAAATAACAGCGTATTTTTCTTCTACCATTTCACGAGTCATATCACGCTTAACAGTTTGACCTAAAGCTTTTGCAACATAATAGGTCTAACCATCTTCATCATTCTTTTTATTTTCAGTCGGCAAACCATAATTCTAAGGCAATTTTTTAATAGATTTCCATTCAATATCTGCCATATCATCCATCCGACGCCAACCATCACTCATAAATTTACCAAAATTATATTCATCATTATTAGCATCTTTTTTATACTCTAATTTATATCCTGGCTCATAACGATACCAATATAAACAATACTTATTAGCATAAGCAGAAAAATCAACTTGTTTATAAGATATAAATTCATATGAGTTATTCTTATAAGCGGTTAATTTAGAATGATTGTTTTCTAATAATGTATCTAACTCATCGATCCAGTCTTCAATGATTTCTAATTCTTTCTCAATACGATAGAAATACAAGTCATAGTTTCCTCGATGTCCTGAATGGAGCGCTGTCGGTCCTGTTTGCCCGTCAAACCAAATGAAAAAGTCTCTTACTAATTTTACACCCAATTCAATAGCAGATTTAAAATTAGTATAATAATTAGTATCCCAAGCAGTATCCCATTCATTGGGAGTAATTTTATTTTCTTTATTATAAGCATATTGTAATACGCCAATATAAGAACTATTCCAATTTTCTAAAGCAGTATTTGCCGCAGTCCATTGTGTAACTAAACTACCTTTAACTGTATCTAGCAAATCATCTAATTTGGTATAAATTGTGTTAGCACTCTAAACCTATCTTTGTAAATTATATAAAACATCTGCAACTTCATTAGTTAAAGCATCTCTTGCTTTAATCATAATAGGTTTTGCATCTTTAAGGTCAGCCGCAAGTTTTAAACCAGGCTCATCGCTTGGCGCATCAGTTCGTCCCACTTGAGACATTAATCGGCTGTTTAAATTAGATTTCTTTAAATATTCAATTTCATCATATTTTAAATCAAATAGACCATCACTATAACCAACATATTCATTATTTTCAGTTTTATTATACCATAAAACTTCCAACTCTTTTCTATTTGTTCCTGTTGATGCATTATCATAAACATAGTAAGGTGAACTTGGTGTAAATAATTCTAAAGTATTATCACTAACCTTTTCAATATCACTACCGAAGCCAATTTCAATATTTTTAATTAAAATATCATCGAATTTACCTGGAGTAATTTCATCACCCTCACGAGTGATAAAACGACTTTTACTACCATCGCCATTTACGCTTTGATAAATCCATAATACCATTTCTGCAATAATACCTGTAGAAATAATATCAACTTTTTTCGCTTGAGTAGAATAAATAGAAAATGAATAAGGATTACCCATCATTTCACTACTATCTAAAGTAATATATTTTCTAATTCTTTGTTTTGAATTTAAAGAAGGTTGAATAAATAAATCCAATCTTAATCCATAATTACCAGCAATTAAATCATGATGAGACATTAAAGTTTTAAAGTCTGCTTTAATAGTTAAAGTATTATAAATACCGTTAGACTACAAATCTCTAAAAGCCTAATCAGAACTTAAATCAATACTCCAAATATCTAATGAAGTAGTTTTACTATTAGCTCTTAAAGTATTAACACCATCACTATTACTATAACGAGTATTGGTGATTAAATTACCAGTAATTGGTATAATACTCTCTAATGGAGATTTATAAGTAATTGGATTACTTTCTTCATCACCAGTGTAACGACCAGAAATAAATTTCTTTTCACTAAAATCTCCATTTAAGACAGATACACGAACTTGGTCATCTGTTTTATATGAAGTATCATTTGTATATGCTTTAAATTTAATAGTACCATCAGATACGACATAACAACCATTCTTTTTATCGCTATCATCAACAACAGTACAAATAATGGTTCTATCGAAATTTACATCTTCCAATCGTCTTTCAACCAATATATCAACGGCTTTAAACAATTGTTCAACTTCAAATGCCATATATTCAGTATCTCCTTTCTCTCCTTAATCTATTATACTATAAAAATTTAGAAAAGTCAATTTTTTTAAATGGACCAAATAAGAAAAAGGGTAGATTATATTTCTATAATCTACCCTAAAATATATTAAAATCTACGATTAGCATATTGAGAAGCGGTATTAATTAAATTATTAAATGCTTCTTCAATTTCATTTCTATCACTAACTCCTGGGAAACTAGCCTCAATATGAACACTTTGTTCAACTGTTTGAGTAGTATTATTTCCTCCAATAGAGGGAGTGTATAATATACCACCCAATTGCGAATTTAAACTCTATAAATCAATTATTTCTAAAATTCTTTCAAGTATTTCCATACTTGCTAAGAAATTAGCTGTATCACCTTGATTTAAAACTAGCTCTTTTTCATGTAACATAGCCATTTTCCCATAAGGACCCCATTCACCAGTGTAACCACCAGTAGCGAATCCAACTAAATCAGTTTTCTTAACCCATCCAGTAGCAACGCCACCTTTACCAATTAATACTTCATCTTCATCGAAATTCATTACTGTATAATTACCACCTGGAACAAAAGAGCGCATACGAGTGCCATTACCGCCATCACGAGAGAAATGAGTAGCAGTGGTCTTAACAGTCACACTTTGACCTTTAGCAATAGTGGGAGTAGTAGTTGTTGGCGAACCTGGAGTTGGGTCATTTGTAGTATTATCATTACTAGTGTCAGTATCTCCATTATTAGTATCACTATCTCCGCTAGTACCACCAGTGCCATTCTCATTTTTATTTTCCTATTCTTGCTGCTAATTTTGAGCATTATTAACAGTTTTCATTAAATTCTCATAATCAGTAATTAATCCTTGAATAGTAGTGCGCAAATTGGCATAACCACCAGTTAAGTCAGAAACTGCAGTTAATTCATTCTTTAAGGCTTCAATAACACCTTTATCCTCTCCATTGCCTAAAACAGCATCGCGAAGAGCCTTGGATTCTTCAGTAACAGCTTTGACTTTATTGGCAATATTATCTAAACCAGTTTTTTGAGAAATTTCATCAACTTTATTATACCAATCACTCATTGTTTTAGCTGCTTCATCACTGTAAACTTTAACTTTATCTTTCCAGGTTGATGTATTATTAATCATAGAATTAAAGCTAGAACTCCAAGCATCTTTAATAACACGAGTATCGGTCTATAATGCTACGCCATATAAATCTTGGAAATTCTCTAATTGCTCATAATAATACTCTTGAGCTTCTAACATCTATCTATCATATTCTTCTTTAGAAGTAATTTCTCCATTATAATATGCTTCAGTAATGGATGTTAAAGTATCATACATTTCTTGCATGGTTTGGTTATATTTTTCAGCATAATTATTAGCACCCTCAAGTCCAATATTATAAAGACTATTTTGAGCATCTTCTAATTGTTGTTGAGCCTAAGATAATTGAGATTGGTCTGCGGTATATATATAACCCATATTACCTTCACTGTCTCGCTATAAACGAACAGTGGATTTCGCATTTTGAGCATCTTCAAGAGCGATTTCCGCAAGTAATAAATCATACTTAGCTTTTTGAATATCTAATTCATATTTACTCAGCTTAGATTTATCTTGTAATTGGTCAGTTTCTTTAATAAAGTCTTTTAATCTCTATTTAGCTACGCTATTGGTAGTTTTATCAATTTCCTACTGTGCAGTACGCATCAATTTATTAGTCTCATAAATTTGATTAGTAGTAGTTAAATATTCTTCTTGTAGACTTGCCGCACGCTCTAATTGAGTATTAATTTGGTCGAATGAAGTTCCACCGGTCAATGCCTCTTCCAAGCTCTTGGCTAAACCTTGAAGTTTATTTTCAACAACAGCTTTCATTGCTTCAGCCCATTGTTCAGTTTTATCAAGCATATTAGATTGAGCTTCCATAGCAGCCTCTTCAGCAGCTTCCCACTCACCCTTATACAATTCAGCAGCTGCAGCGTCACCTTTAGCGACAGCATCTTCATATAACTTACGTTTCTTTTCAGCTTCTTCAGCATATAAATTATATTCAGCTTCGGCAACATCTAATTCATTTTTAATAGTTTCAACTTGGCCTTCTAGAATAGTTCCCATAGCTTCATAATCTTGAGACTTGCCAAGAATGTCCATCATGTTAGCATAATGTTCTAGAATAGAAGTCTAATGTTCCATCTTCTCGGTATACTTATCAATTTCTTCTCCAACCATAGATAATGTGTCGCCATAATAATTCAACATTGCATCATCCAACTCTTGAATAGAAGACAAATTATCCAAAAGTCCAGATTGAATCTCTTCTAATCCTTCTTTATATTGAGCACTAGTAATTTGATATTCTGGATCAGTACTATTTAGACGCTCAGTTAGTTCAGAATACTTTTCGCCATAAATACTTAAGTTATCAAGATATTCACCTAATTGGCCACCTTCAAATCCAGAATTTAAATTACCAACCATTAATGCGGCGGCTTCTGCCATTTGATAGACATTATCCTCAGTTTTAGATAAATAATAATCTAGTAATTCTAAATCACGGTCATTAACTTCAACTTCTAGTTGTAAACTCTCAGACCAGATATCAAAATTCTTTTGCATCATTTGATCAAGAATTTCTTCAGCTTCAAGACCAGCATCTTCCCAAGTCTCAACGCTATCTTGGAATCGTTGCTCAGCTTCCTCCCAAGCAGAGATATCATCTTCAATACCACCAATAATATCTCTCTCATAAGCATCAATAGCATCTTTCATAGTTTCAAGCTCTTTAACTTTAGCTTCTGTAGGGCTATCGCCAGCTGCGTCTACTGCTGCGTTATAAGCTTCAACCTTTCGATTGTATTCAGCTTCGGCTGCTGCTAAACGGTTATGAAGAGTTTTTTCAACATCTTCAATATTAGTAATATCTCCAGTGTCAGTATCAACAACAACAGATACACCAATTTCATCAGCGACATCCATCAAATCATTATAATCTTGTTTAGCATAATCTTCAGCCTCTTTGGCTTTTTGTTGAAGTAATTTATATTGTTCAGCCAAGATTTTATTTTCTTGGCGCATTGCATCAAGTTTATCTTTACCCCATAAGCGGGCAGTAGCACGCTCTGCTCGAGTTAAAGCATCAGTAACATTATCAATAGAATCCGTAACTTCACGATAACGTTCAACAGTATCAGATTGTTTAGTATTATCTCTCTTTTCGGCTTTATCAGGCGCTTTTGGAGTACTGCCTCCGCCACCACCCGCTCCTCCAGCTGGAGTGCTACTAGTAGAAATTGCCGGTGGTGAAGCTGCTGTGAAAGTATCTGAATAATCAATCGTGCCACCAGAAGTTGTATCTCCTGAGGTTGTTTTTAAAGAATATGTTGGTACATATCCCATAACTTTCATTGGTTTACCTGGAATGGTAATTTTTTTCATTCTAGGTCTATAGAACATTTCAGAACTGCCATCAGGATTCTTACCTTCAAAATAATCGTATCCATTTGGCACTGTTACTTCATCATAAGTTGGAACTTCAGTCTCCATTTCTTTATAATCAGTAACAACCTCAGCGCTAACGCCCATAGAGCCCAACATAGATTGAATTTGCTCTTTGGTCATTCCAGAGGCAGCAATCATATCATTTAGTGATGTTACAAATTGTTCATCATTAATATCTGATAAAGTAAAGCCACCCTCTAAAACGCTTCTTACATAGTCCCAAGCCCCAGAAGCCGTATACGCAGAACCAGCAATTTGATTTCCTAATTCATCATATTTATAGTGAACTGTGTCAGCTGCATCGCCAAGATTTTTAATAATGTTATCTCCAATATCCATCGTGGCTGCCGCACGTAAACGATCAAGCGCAGCTACGTCTCCATTTAACGCTGCCTAAAAATCTTGAGAATCAAGCAATCCTTCTGCAAAAGTATCAGAAAACATATTGCCATCTGCTACATTAAAGATATCAGCAATATTTGTTTTCAAATCATCCATTGTTTTTGAGAATTCAAATGAATCTCTATTTGCAGTTTTAATTACTTTCTTATAGTCATCTAAATTATCATTAACATTTTTAATACCACGATCTAAACGTTGTGCAGCAATTGCCATATCTCCAAATGCCTTTTTAGCTTTTGCGGTTGTAGCGTTACCGTCAGCTAATCTATCAGCATAATTTGCAGTAGCTTCAGCATCTAAATCATATTTTTCAGCCAACTCATTCAATTCAATAGAGACTTCAAGCATTGAACGAGCTTCTTTAATTAGTGCTTCATCATTAGATAATAAAGCCTATTCAAAATTTTTAACTTCATCTGCACAATTTTCATAGTTAGAAGCTAATTCAACTAATTTTTCATCAACAAGCTTTTGATTGGCTTGTCCTCCAGACTGAGCAATGGCATCTTGTAATTGAGTTAGATTTTCAGCAGATTGAATTGATTGATTAATTAAAGCCTCATATTGTTTTAAGTAAGCTTCTTCTGTCTCAACTGCTCCACTATCCCATAGCTGGTTTAATTCTTCAATAGAAGTAGCTGTTGAGGCCATCATTTCATCAAGTTCGGCTTGATTAGCTTCAAAATCCTCCCCCATGAAATCGCCAATGCCATTATACATCGCTTCAAAACGCTCTTCTGCTTTTTTAATGGCTTCCTCATCACCAGATTCTACAGCTTTATTATATTCATCAATCATTCCTTGAATGACATCATCAGTATAACCAAGTTTTGCTAAAACCTAACCCGTTCCACCAGTATCAGAAGAGTTCATTAGATTCTAAGCAGAGCCCACATAACTAAATTGCTCACCAGATTTATACCAATCAACTTCTTCCCCGTTCACATTCCAGCCAGCATTGCCCATTCCTTCTTGAGCTTTTTGGCGTTCTGCCATCTCTTGTTTTTGAGCAATAATATTATCTCTTGTCTCTTGTTTCATAGCATCTGCATCACCGATAAATTTACGAGTGCCATCTGCTTGTAACATAAAGAAACGTTCCCATTCATTGTTGTATTGAACTAAGCGTTGATAATCTTCTTCACTAATAACTGAACCGAAATCTAATTTATCTAAAATAGCAGAAACTTCATTTAAATCTGCTTTCATCTAACTGAAATCAGGTTGAGCCAAATTAGCTTTACGCATAGTGTCAATAAATACTAACCACTCAGAAGATGTTGAATCAATTTCTTTACCATAAGAAGCTAATATTTCTTCAGCCTTCTCCATGGCATTCCAATCAGACCAATCAATAGCAGTTAATTCTGCTAAAGCAGCTTGCTAATCTTCGCCCTTAATTCCTGTCAACATGGTATTAAGACCATTAACATAGTCTTCACCAGCCTACTCTCCAAGAGGACCAAGATTCATTTTTTCAATTTGAGATTCTAATGCTTTAGCTGTGCCTAAACTCATATCTTCTGCAAATTTAAAATTGTCTGGAACTTTAATATTATCCCAAGCAATATCAGCATTATTTAATTGTTTTGCAAAAGCATCCATCATTGCATCCGCACTTTCATATCCGTAGCGAATAGCAACATCATTGGTTAAAGTTTCTCCAAGAGAGGATTCCAAATAAGTTTTTACTTTTGAAGAATCATATTCTCCAGTTTCAGCGTTATAACCAATATCTCCAACTTCATTCTAAATATCTTCTAATTCACCTTTAGAAGCACCCTCAAAATTTTTACCGCTTACAAATGATAATAAAGCCTAATCTGCTTCATTACTTGAATCTGCTAATTTATCAAAAGTTTCTGCCAACTTTGTAGCACTATCATCCAAAGTGGAAGAAGCTTCATAAGCGGCTCGGGCAGCCTACATAGCCTCCAAAGAGACTTTATGTTCATTTCCTTCTTTGTCTTTGTAAACAAACTCACGATTATCATCATTACCAGTAGTATCAGTTAATTCATACCCTTGACCTTCTAAACCAGCATATTTTAAATATTCTTCAAATACTTTTTTAGCTTCATCATTAGCACCATTAATTTGAGCAATACCTTCTTTGCCCCAGGTATCAACCCATTCTGACTTCATTGCTTTATCATAAGCGTGGCCGTAAGCATCACCAGCAATGTCAACAATCTAATCTCTATATTCAGAATTTTGTACTGCTTCATTGTCAGATAAAACATTGGAAGCAACCAAATCATTTTGAGCATTTATCGCTGCAGTATTAGCTTGCATTTCACCTACAAGTGCTGCAACTTCTTCGCCATTTTTCTATAAAGAAGCAATTAATCCCTCATCTTCAATTCCAATGGTTTTTAATTCATCTGAACTTACTTCACCAGCTTTTAAACGAGCTAAAAATGTTTCATCTTTTTCAGCCTGTTGAGCCAGTAAATCAATTGCCTCATTTTCTGTATCTGTAGATGTTTCTGCCACAAGACCTGTAATAGCTCCACCGATAAGACCAATAAGACCTCCAACCAATGCCGCGGGCACGGAGAACACTCCGCCTCCCGCTAATGCTCCTGCGGCTAATCCTGTACCTAAACCAGCAAGGGCTCCTCCTGCAACAGCATTTTGTCCTTTTTGTCCCCAATCAGCGTCAGATTTTAAATCACGAGCCATATTTCGCTTATCTAAAGCAATTTCTGCTTTATCCAGTTCTTGTTGACCTGCAATTTTTGCCGCCTAAGCTGTTTCTACTTTTTTCAATTCATTGGCTTTAGCCTGCTCTAAAGAATCTTCATCAATAACAATTTTACCATCTTCAATAGTATATTTTAGATTTTTATTAGTAGCTAAAAGTTCCCCAGCTGCTTCATTTGCTTGTATTAAAGCTTCTTGATATTCAACAGTACCTTTAGTTAACTCTTCCATAGAAGCTGTAGCAGTTTCATAACCAGATTGAGCATTAATAAAATTATCATAACTTGCTTTTACATTATCATAATTTTCAGATAATGATTGAGCTGCTGCTTTAGCTTTTTCAACCGCTTTTTCAGCTTTATTTAATTGATTGACAACCATTGCTACTGTACCAATAATAATAGCAATACCTGCAGCCGCAATTCCAGCACTAGCAACTTTACTACCAAGAGCCTTAAAAGCACCTTTACCAGCCATTTTCTATGCATCTGGAGTTGCCATTTTAACAGCATCATCGTTACTGATTACAGTAGAAGCATCAAAGCGTTTAGCACCATTTTTTCCAACTGTGGTTTTTCCCCAACCACCAGTTTTTCTATCTCTAACATATCCTTTATCTTTTAAAACTTGTTCAATATATTTATCTTGATTTTCTTTTTTAGTACTTTTCCAAACGGTATCTTGCCAAGTTTCTTTAATATTCTTTTTAGTAATACCAGAGCCTTCATTTTTTGTTTCATTATATTTTTTTTCAGCTGCGACTTGTGCCCAAGTTGCTGCGGCATTAGCAATTTTAGCTACTGTCTCACTTGAGAACAATTTTTTCATAGTACCAATTAAACTAATAATGGTTGGCAATACCATACCCATTGTAGATAAAACTGTTACTAATTTTTGCATACCAGATACATCAGGATCTTTTAATGTATCAATGGCGCTGCTAACCATTGAAAGAGCAGTTGCTACATTAAAAGCAACATTAGCAGATTCAACCATTACATCAGACCATTGTTTCTAAGCTCCTTTTGCTCCATGGATTCCATCAATGGTCGCTTTATAAGACTCAGCACTGTCACGATTAGTCTAATTTAATTCTCTCTATACAATAGCCTAATCTTTAAAACTTTGGGTTAAATTATCAACATCATCCCGAGTTTCTTTTGGAACAAAAGTTTTAATTTTCTTAACATTTTTCTAAGAAAGTTTTTCTAATTCAAAATTTAAAGCTTCAATTTTTTCCTTTAAAAGAACTGGATCAGGAGAATCTCCCATTTGATTAATTTCATTAATAAGAGTTTTTATTTCAGCACTCATATTATCAGTATTAATGCTCATTAAATCAGCTTTAAACAATTGCATTGTTTTTGAGCCTTGTTCTCCTGCTTGTCCAACCGCAGAAATAACATTAGTAGTATCTTGTAATATTGCCTATATACTAGAAATAGTTTTTATCTAATCAGTTAAAGGTTTAACCTATTTCTCATAATTAATCTAATTACCTTCAGGATTTGCTTCATTCTCTAATTGAATAGCTCCTCGCAAAGACATTGTTTTATTAGAAATATTATCATCAATACTGGATTTTCTTTTATTTAATTCAACAGTATGTTCTTTTAAAATTCGTGTACGCTCAATTAATTTTTTATTAGTATCAGCTTCGATTGCGCTCATTCTCTCTGCATTATCCATGTATTCCATCTGCAAAGTGAGTTCAGTTCGCAAACTGTCCTATTGAGCCTTTTCTACATCAGTAGTATATTCATTACTCTAAGGAATACTATTGGTTGCGTTCTCAATAAAATCTCGTCTTTCTTTTTCAACAGATTCACGACCAGACTTAGTCATCATTTTAATATTATAAGCCATATTTGTTAATCCTTGAGAAAGCTAAGCAGAAAATACCTTGGTTACAATCGCTCCAAGAGCTAAGAAAACACCTCGTAGTCCACCAAGATTATCAATTAATTGATTTACAAAAGTTAGGATTTTTTCAAATCCATTAAGCACATCAATAAAGAAATCATCATTTAATAATGCTTTATAAATTTTTTCAGCAGCAGCAGTTACTCTATCACGAGCAGCTTCCCATGATTCAGCATAAATATCTGCCTGTTCTTGTAAAGCTCCACTAGAGCCGTAAGCAGTAGATAAGTTTGCTTTCATACTATCTGAATCGCCCTTATCCCAATTATCCATTAAGGCAATTAATTGAGTATATTGACGAGTACCAGCAACTGTTTGAGCAAGAGCGGTTTGTTGAGCTTTATTTAAAGTTTCCCACTTTGCTCCCATTTCATTAAGAATGTCATCCATTCTTTTTAATTCTCCAGCTGAATCAAAAATACTAATACCAACTTTTTCTAGGGCTGAAGAATATTTATTTAATGTAGTACCATCATCTAAAGTTTCTCCAAGATTTAAACCTTGAATACGAGCGAAAATAGTTTTTAATGCAGTACCAACAACCTCTTCACTTTGACGAGTATTAGAAGTAATTGTGGCTAAGGCAGCCGCTGCATATTCATAACTTAAACCAATTGTCTCTCCAATAGCAGCAAATTTTTCCAAACCACCAGCAATTTCATCCGCACTGGACGCTGTGGCCGCGCCTAATGCAGTCATAACATCAGCATAATATTCTAAAGATTTAGAACCATTATAAAAGTTATTCCAAACTGCAGTCATTTGCTCCGATACGACTTCGGCACTTTGCTTAGAAACATTTGCCATTTTAATTGTAATATCAGTACGCTCTTTAACCTACTGATCACTTAAACCCTATTGATAATAAATCAAAGAAGCATTAGTATATTCAACAGTTGTTGCACTTAATGCTTTGGCTGCAGCGTTCGCTTCTGCTGCAAATCTAGCCATCTAATCAACAGATTGACCAGTAACAATTCTGATATCATTTAAAGATTCATTTAAATCTTGAGCATATCTATAAGCAGATTGCATAGAACCCATTAAACCATGTAAAACACTTGAAGATATTTGCCAACGAGCAGTATTTGCTAAAGTTGTTGTAAATTCTTTTACTAAGGCATTAGTTCGTTTAATAGGAATTTCTGCAGTGGCTATAGATTTAGTTAAGGTTAAAAATGCCTACTGTCCAGTAGGACCTAATTTTTGGAGCTGCTGTCCATATGAAGACAAGCTCTAACCACTTTGCTTTAAAGAATTATTAAATTTACTAAAATCTAGATTTCCAGTATTAACATTTGTAGCTTGCTGTAATCTAGATGAAAGTTCTGCTGTGGCAGAAATAGCTTCTCTAATATCATCTGTAATTCCCAATTTATTAGAGGGCATTTTTAAAATATTGTTTAACTATTTTTGCAAGTCTTGAAGCTAAGCTTTTGCTTCTCTAGTGTCTGCGGTAAAAGCTAAACTAACATTTAATTGCTTTGCCATTTAAACAGTCTCCTTTCTCTCCATTTTTTATTTTTGCAAAAATAAAAATAAGCCGGTTGAATTAGAAACAATCCTAATTCAACCGGCGATTATTTCTATAATAATTTAAAAATTAAATAGAAATAAATAATTTAATTAGCCCAATTTAGTTACAACATCTCGAAGCAATTTTAAATTATTTGCGTCAGATAATGTTTCTTTAATCTCATTGGCATCTAAATTTAAATTACTATAATCAGTAGAAACAGTATCTAAAATACCCATTATAGAATTACGATACTCATAAATATTTTTAATGGTTGCCCAAACATTTTCTTGGATTTCAGTCCAATCCTTTTCGCAGATAACATTTACAATATTTGTAAAAATATTAGTACTTACAAGAATATCATATAATTTAAATGGATCTTCTTTCATTTTTTCAGTAAAACTTAAATTAGTATAAGCATAAACAACTTCAAGAGTCATATATAATTTTACTCGCATCGGGTTATAAAAACCATTATCATCAGTAGACTGATTAATAATACGAGATACTAAATCAAGTTTTTCTGCAAAAGGTAAATAATGCCTTACTTCATAATAAATTTCTTCTCCCGCTAAATTACAATAACTAATTTTAGTTACCTCATTATTAACTTTAGCTTGAAGTTTTGAAAATGGTACTTTAGCCATAGCTAAATTCCTCCTTTATCTCATTTTATATTTATATTATACCAGAAAAATTCTAAAATGTCAAATTTTATACATATCTAGGTCCGATATTCAAAGAACCGGAACCCGCTAATAGCTCACTACGTTTTTGCATAATAATAGCTCTATTTTGAGCCATCATAGAACTTAAAAACGCATCTGTGGTTTGAATATGAGAACCAGAAGCAACAATAACATTAAGACTACCAAGTATAGAAATTAAATATCTTGAAATAATCCATACATTATATAATCTCAAAGTCGAAGGCTAAAAATTTTCTAATTCATTTCTGGTGAATAATTTATCCTAAGGAATTTTAAATTTTGCTACAGATTTATAGCTTGCTGTATCTGTCCATTGCTTTGCAGTCATACCCACTAACCCAGGATGAGATTGCTATAAAATATTCTCAAGATCAGTTAAAGGATTACTTAAATCAATTAAATTTTCTACTTCAAAAGAATAAGAAGTGCCGCCAATATCAATTTTATTATTCTTAATAGTCTTTTTCCCTTTTGCAACACCGGCGGAAGTAATTGTAAAATCATCAATACTAATCAATGCATCTGGCTTTACTTTTTTACCCATCGCATATGCGCTACCTGTCTATTCAATTTGAGCAAATAAACCATTTAATGACTATTGTAAAATTCCAGTAACACCCTGCTCAAAAATTTCACCCATTAGGTTAGGAATACTAGTATTTTGACCTTTTTCAATTTTATCCCATAATTTTGCTAAACCAGTCAAATCTAAATACTGCGGAACATCATTTCGATTTGCAAACATTTCACTTCCAAGTCCAGCATTTTCTACTAAGCGGTTAATGAATAACATATAATCAATTCGTGTTGCACGACCTTGGTTATCTCTAATTACATGCTCTTGCAATTCATTAACTGTTTTTCTCATTACATCATAATTTACCGCTCTTGAATTATAAAGAGTTTCCCAATCTGCTAAAAAATTATCTGCACAATGATTGAATAGATATTCTAAATCATAATCCGCACTTAAGGCAAATTGTGACTTAGCTTTTTGAGATAAAGTCTAAAATAATAACTAGAATTTTGTTTTATAATACTAAATTGCAGCAATATAATTCGATGTAGCTTGAGAATCAAATGTTTTTACCCTATAATTACTAACATCAGCCACATAATCAGATACTGTCATAAAAATCTCCTTTCTCTCAAAACGACAAAAAGGGGAGAGGTTAATTAAAACCTCTCCCCTAAAATTTATTTAATTGTCAATTAAGCCTCAGCGACTACTGGATTCAAACGGTCATAACCTTCCTCAGCATAAATCATACCATTGTTATCAACCTTGTCGATAGAATGAGTACGTACACGAGATAGCTCAACACCGCTTTCATTAGCAGTAACAATCTGAATTGCGGCCAAAACCTTCTTAGTCTTATTGAAGCGAGTATAATCTGGGAATGCGTCAATAGTGAAAGTGAAGGTAGATGGGTCACCAGAAGATGCCATAGTGAAAGTAAAGTTAGACTGAATCTTACAGTTAGGAATGATAAATTCAGCAGGCATATCAACACCATCAGTATTACGGAATAGAGTGGAAGCCTCTAAGTAGTAATAACCACCGAACTTATCGGGAGTGATAGTGATTTCAGAAGCACCGCCACGCTTCTCAGTATAGTAGTCAACCAAAACAACTACATCCAAGTCAGCAGCCAAGTTAGCCTTGATATCTACTAAATCATTCTTGCGAGTCTCATTAGCAAAAGTTTCAGTTAGAATAACATTCTTGCCCTCAACAGCAGAAGGAATGTAAGGCTCACTATCAACTTCGCCATTCTTCAATACCATAACGTAGATAAAATCTTCATTAGCATTGAAATGAGCAACCTCAGATAGAGGAATAATGATACGGCCATCATCATCAACAGCATCCTTGCCAAGAGCAACCTGCTCAGTAGTATGAACCATAATAGGCTCAGACTCAGTAGCATCAATCAAGCCAGCACCAGATAGAATCATGAAGCCTGCAGGAGAAATCAAAGCATCCTCCATAGTGAAGGTAACAGTACGCTCACCTTCCCAAGCCATCAAACGAGAGTTACCACGGCCGCCCTGTGCATAAACGGTAGTAGCAGCACCCTCCATGCTAGAAGTCTTCAAAGTATCGAAATAAATAACAGGCTCATTCTTGTAGAAAATCTTGTTACCAACCTTCTGGTTAGCCTTTGCCTTTAAGACAACGTCACAAATTTCGCGAACACCAAATTTCATGGTTTGTATCCTCCTTAAAATTTTAGTTAGTGAATATTTTTCATCCAATTGTCTGGAGTATTTTCAGGCTTACCGCCTGCTAAACGACAACGGACGTCCATATCCCAATTAATATATAGCATATATCTTTCAACCAGGTCATATAATTGGAACATGGTTAAATCCATCGCATCCTACATAGACATTGAACCCAAGCCTACAGTAAGTATTGAAAGATATTGGCTAAATATACTTATATTAGTTTGTCCCTTTTGCGCGGCCACTCGCTATCTACCTCGCATTAGTTTTTCAGCAATTTCTCTTGCTTTAGCATCTGCGGGGTTAAATGCTTGTTGGTCCATGGGACCGGTTTTCAAACAACAGATATCAGTTAAAGCCTCTTGTAAAAACTCAAAATTATTTTCATCAATCATAATTGGAGTTTCACCGCCGGTAATTAGCACAGAACGTGGCGTAAAAGAAACTTTATATTTCGGAAACAATAATGTGCAAACTTGCTAAACTGCAAATTTTTTATCTGCTGCCTCTTTTTCCTACATTATCGTCATAAATATTTGAAAGTTGTTTGTATCTCCTAAAAGACTTTCGTCCTTAACGAACATTGACTTATTGAGACACAAACACTAAATTCCAGAGAAAAAATCCGATTCTCCAATCAGAGCAATTTCTTTGATGCGTGGTTGATGAATAATAAGCTAGCATTCAGGAACGGGTATATCAGACCCGCACATTAAAGCTAAACGCTTATCCATTACGCATTAAAAATAGCATCAAAGTTTTTTTCATACTCCTCATTATCAGCTGGATTTGGCATACCCTTCTTATCCTCTTCTCCATGGATTGCTTGATACATTACACATAAACCTGCATACTCATCAGTTAAAATCATCTAATTAGCCCCCAAAAATTCTAACTTACCGATTCCTGTCAATCGCTATTCATTAAACATAGTGTCAAGCTCAGCCGCAATTTTATATGGTCTTAATTCAAAATCTTTCATATGCCACTAATCAAAGTGACAAATAATATCAAATTCAATAATATTATCTCTAAATTCTGGATTATTACCATTGCGAGTAAAATTATCAAAACTAACAATAATATAATTTAATACGGAGCCATCAACATATAGTTTTGGAACAATCTTGATATTCTTACCAAACATCTCAATAGTTTGTTCATCAGTTAAGCGGGGTTTACTTAAGCAATCTCTTGATGTGTAATATAGCATTTTCTTTAATCTATCATTTTTCATCATACGATCAACAATAATATTCATATCTTTTTCCGCAGATAAAAAACTAGATTTAGGATATACATAATTCTAAATCTTCATAATCTCTCTCCTTTATCTCTCAAAACAAAGACTCTACAACGATAGTCTTTTTATAATCTCCATAATATAAATCAAACTGACCACTATATCCCTATGTCCAAGTAATAGTAACATTTCTTGGGTCTTTAGGGTCAATCTCAATCTTAACAGGGCATTTACTTCCTAATTCCCATCGGTGAGATTCATAGCCATTAAATTTATATTTATATGATGTTTTTACTTTAATAAAAGTTTCACCTTTAATTCCAATTTCTTCTTCTGGATTTGGGTCAGTAATTTCAGGAATTAACGCTCCTACAATACCAGCTTCAATATCATCCTCAGTTTCATTCGCATAATATTCAACTGCAGTAACCTCTAAAATTCCAGGAGTAGAAATCCAATCAGTAGCTTCAACTCTCCAACAAGTTTCATCACCCTATAAGTAAAACTTATTATAACGCTTAAAGTAAGCCATCGCATAATCATTCTTTGGCATTAAAATACTTAAAGAATGATTTGGTGTATCTACACTAATACCGTGTTTTTGAATAAAGTTAATTTTAGTTTCAACTGGACCCCTAATGGCTGCATAAGTTTTATGCACTCCATCTTCGTCTTCCCAGACAATCTCATAGGAACATTTCCGAATATCTCCCCTAAAATATGCCAACTCAGTTAAATCTTGTAAATAAACTAACCAATGAGTTTTTGTTCCTAACCACTCAAATACAGTACCAGGTTTAAAATTATATTCAAAACCAACTGAAATAATCTTATCATCGTAATCTTGTTTCAGTTTGTTTGGATTAATCAATGCACGAACCGGCTTGCGGTCAGTTGCATCAGTTTTAACGACCTTAGCAGCTTGATAAGAATAAAAAGTTGCATGATCTAAAGAACGACGCTTGTCTCGTATCATTCTTTCTTGCTGTGTATTACCCCCCTATTGCTACAATCGAATCGCTTGCTCTTCGACTCCTTCAATAGAGTTAGTATTAAAACTAGATGGCTTTTCATATACTCCGAGTCTGCCTTTTAATAATCTAAAAGGAACTTGGCTACTTAAATCATAACCTGATGCCACGGTTTAACTCCTATAAAAGACTAATACTTTCAAAGACAGTTTTTCTATATAGTTCAAAATTTGTATCTTGAGCACGAAGTCCTTCTAATTTTGAAAGCAGCTATAAAAATTGCGGGTTCATGAAAATTTCATTCATGCCCGCAATCTCTAATGTAACAGTTTCTAATTGTTTACTCCAATCTTCATTATGTTCACGCATTGGAATTAACTTCCATAATTGGTTGGTTAAGCGACGAACATTAGTATTAATAACTTCTTTATCGAATTCAAAATCATACTTAGTCAAGAGCACTAACCTCCATTAAACTAGACCAGTTACTCTTATAACCGCCATCCGCAGGCTTTCTGCGTTTATATAATCTTTGCATATGGAATGAATCTCTGCGACTCTCTGTTAAAAGAGTTAATAGCTTCGCCAAATGGTTCGCCTGTGACGTCATTTTAAAATCAGAGCCGCTATATTTCATTCTAGTGTTTTCAATTGAAGTTACCTGGCGTTGAACCCAACCTTGTTTCATTAATAACGCCAAAATATTGATTTCTTCTGGAGTAAGTTCTACGTTAAAACGAGACTTGTCAACTAGAACTCTAGGAGTCAATGAAGTATCTAAAATTTCACCCCAAACTGTTCCTAAAACAAAATCTTCGGGAACCAAATCTGTTTCATCAATTTCTCGTACTTCAATAGTATAATCATATAAATCTTTACGAGGAAATTCAAAACCAGGAATTGCGTTAATTAAAAGATTTTGCAAATCTTTTAATGTATCTTCTGGAGTTAATTCAAGATATAAGTCATCGGTAATTTGTCCAAGAAAGCGATTATAAACAGCCGAAAATTGTGTCTCAGCCATATAATTGCCTCCTTATTTATTATTCAGCAGTTTCAGCGTTTGCCTCAACTGCAGGTTTAGTAACAATATTATACTTAGGTGCTGGAGCACTTACAGTAGGAGCAGTTCTACGTCCGGCAGGAGCTGTCGCAGGCTGGACTCTACGCTCGCCACCATTATTAGTCTTCAAGATTGTCTTCTGATCATCTTCTTTATCTTCCTCATTGTGCTTCAATGCGGCCTCCACATCAAAACCAGTCTTTTCCTTCAAAGCCTTACGCTTCTGGATATCGACCATAGGAATAGAAATACTCAACTTCTTAATTAAATCAATAACTCCAATAGGAGCAAAGTCAAGTGCATCTAGGAAAGCATCCAAAGAACCACTAGTAATCAACTTAGCAACATCAGCTTCGCTCATATGATATTCAGGTTCAGTCTTAATGCGAGCAGCCTGGATACCATCAAGGTCCAAAATCTGCAAAAACTGACTTAAAATCATAGTGCCGCCAGGCTGGAAAGTCAACTCTTCAAGCTCTTCAGAGCTAATCTGCATAATCTGACCGGGTTTGAATTCTCTGCGAATACCCTTATCAGCAATCTTATAAACAACGGTGCTTGCACCACGATTTTTTACTCTATACATTGTACTCATTATTTATATCTCCTTTTTCTCAAATGAAAATAAGGGGGAAGTGGGGATATCCCCTCTTCCCCCTCTTAGTTATATATTAATATTTAATTAGGCGTCTTTGTGATAAGCCTGAACTTCAGTAATGTAGTTAGAACTATCCCAAATAGAGTCAGCCAAATCATACTGACCTAGCAACTCAGTATCAGCATAAGCGCAGATGTTGTTAGCCAACATAGCAGTTACGCCGACCTTCTTGTAAACCTGAATCTCACGAGAACGATCAGCATTTACATACTCGTCAACAATTGTGCCACCTTCGAAAGCAATCTTAACAGGTTTGCTGTCAGCGCCAGAAGGAATGATGTAGCAGTAACCAGGATTGATTACCTTGCGAGTATTGGTCTCGTCTTCCAAGCCCTGAGGTAGGATAATAACCTTGCGTCCCTTGTACATAGCCAAGTGACCAGTATCCCACAACTCTTGCTTCATGTTCTCGGTCCAACGCCAGCCTTCAGCAGGAACCATCTTAACTGCGAACTCGTAAGTGCAGTAAATGGAAGGCTCACCATAAGCGGAAGCAATAACCAACAAGTTGTCGAAAGCCTTCTCGTCGAAGCCATTAGTAACAACAATGTTTGCAGGAGGTAGCTGGTTAACAGAAGCAGCTAGAGCATGTCCAACTTCCTTCATGATCAACTCGTCCATACCTTCCATAACAATAGCAGTTACTTCAGCGAAGTCCACACGACCGTCTAGGAACTCCTCGAATCCAATCTGAGCAGCTCCACCGATAGCAGAAGTACGAACTTCGAAGCTCTCTTCT